AATATATTTGAAAACAACTTAAAGACCGTAAATAAATATATTTGAAAACAACTTAAAGACCGTAAATAAATATATTTGAAAACAACTTAAAGACCGTAAATAAATATATTTGAAAACAACTTAAAGACCGTAAATAAATATATTTGAAAACAACTTAAAGAAATATAATTAGTAGAATAAATGTGTTTAAGATAAATTTTTTTATTTACATCCTTGAATATATTATAAACATGTAGCATCTAAGACCAAAGTTTTAATCATTGGATGAAATATTGCACCCCAACTTCTTTCAATATAATGACCTACTTCTGGATTAGAATGAACTCCAACTGCATTTAATAATTGTATATAACGATTTATATTATGTTGTATAATATCTAACTTATGAACCGAAAATATTCCATGTAAACAATACCATGATACTTTAGTATTACCAAACATATAATTATACCATTTACCGTAAGGTCGTAATTTTGCTGGATATGTTTTATTTTCTGGATTTAAAGTTCGATTTTCAGAATCGCTTGATGCCCAATTATCTAAAATAAATGTATTAAAATTTTGTTTTATATTGTTTACCTTATGAGCATAAACAACCGCGGTTCTATACTTTATTATTTTATATAATATTTGTTTTGCTTTGTTTTTTTTATAGTCTATATTTAAACATCCAGGAAAAAAAACATTTATATCAGTTAAATTATCGTAGTTATTTACGATATGATATAAATAAGTATGATCACATCTACCTACATTTGGTAGATTTATTATTGTATCTACATTACACTTTTCAAAATCATCGTTTATACCTTTATTATAAACAATATATCTAAATAAGTTAAAAGGTGATTCTTTCATCCATTCTAATTTTTCATTATATCGTGCTACTATTATTTTAACTGGTCGATCCATATGATAAAATAATAAAATAATATAAAAAATTTAAAACCAAGTAGGCATCAAATAATTATTTTTGTCTTTTTGTTTTTCTAATGTAGGAGTCGCTAGTGGAACTGCTAGTGTTCCTACATCTCGTAAATAATTCATATAACTTTGTGCTTCTGAATATACATGAAAAATACAATAATCCAATACAATCTTATTCAATTGTTCGACTTGGCCTTGAATGTTAGTTGGTTGATTTACTGCATGTTGTAAAAAAACACTTCTCATAATAATTTTTAAAGAATCACAATCTTGAGGAGCAACAATGTATTGTTTATTTGATTTATTATATACTCCTGCACGTATACCATTTTGTATTATTTGAATGTTTTCTTTTGAAAAATATGCTTTAGATAAAGGTGTTTCGGTCCATTGACCTAATGTAGGTTCCCTTAATGTTGTACATTGATTAGCAGGAATCTTATCATACATTGCAAATAAATTAGAAATATCAGGTCCTTGAGTAACATCTACGCGTCCATTAGATAGTTTTCGATTATTCATTATTATAATAACTTCATAAAAAAATATATACAACCCAAAAATAATATTATTTTATGTATATAGATATGTTGACTTTTCATAAAACAGTATTAGGTATAGCTATTATAATATTAATATTAATATTGGGTCTTATTGGATATTCATTGTCAGAATCTGTTTCTACTAATTGGCCTCCTATTGTAGGAGATTGTCCAGATTATTGGGTTGATTTATCTGGCAATGGGGAGGCGTGTTATAATTCTCATAGTTTAGGCACTAGTAGTAATTCAGTTACTTGTGGTTTACCAAATAAAGTTAACGATAATAAAGTGACAGTTAACTTTAGTGGATATTCAGATTGTGACAAATTTAACTGGGCCACCAGTTGCGGTGTAGTATGGGATGGAATCAACTCAGGAGTTTTAAGTCCTTGTGAGACAACTACTACTACAGAAGACACTGCTTAATACTAACAATTATTATATAATTATAATAATATATAATAATATATAATAAATATAATAATAATAAATATGTATATGAATGATACGATAAATGTTAATGATAAAAATGTTAATGATAAAAATGTAAATGATAAAAATGCTAATGATAAAAATGTTAATGATAAAAATGTAAATGATAAAAATGTAATTTTTTTTAAATGTATTGATATTCTCCCGTATGAATTGCTAGATATTATTTATGAATATGTGCCAACAAGTATTACTATGTTTTTGACAAAAGATAATTATATAAAAAATCATCATTTAATACGGAAATATATAGACAAAACAAAAATAGAAAAGTATATACGAACAATGATACACCAAGATAATGATTTTGTGTTTAATTTTTTGTTAGTTGAAAATCATCAAAGATGGTTAAATATGACAAAATATTATTATCAAGAATATATATATTCTAATTATTTACATTTCTTAGACTGTTTTGCGTTAGAAAACGAGGCTGTTAAATGCCGAAATTTAATTGTTAAATACAAAAATCAACATAGAAAGAAGTTAATTAATAAATATAAATGGAACAATTAAACTTAAATATATTATTAAATAGAACCGAAGAAGTTCAAAAAATAAAAGAAATGCTCATAGATTTTGATCAAAATAAGAATGATTTAACAATTAAGCGGGGTATATATATTTATGGTAATCCGGGATCAGGTAAAACTACATTTGTTATGAACATTTTAAAAGAAATGAATTACGATATTATTAAATATGATGCAGGGGACATACGGAATAAAACAGTTATTGAAACTATTTCTAAACACAATATGGCCGACCGTAATGTTATGAGTATGTATCATAAAAAAATAAAACGTCTTGCTATTGTTATGGATGAAATAGATGGGATGAATAATGGTGATAAAGGAGGTATAAACTCATTGATAAAATTGATACGTCCAAAAAAAACGAAGAAACAAAAACTAGAAGATATAACTTTGAATCCCATTGTATGTATTGGAAATTATCATATAGATAAAAAAATTAAAGAATTAATGAAAGTATGCCATACAATAGAATTGAAATCGCCAACAAATATTCAAGTGACATCTGTTATGGAAATTTTAATCCCGGGGTTTAATCTCAAATGTGAATTACTCAATTATATACAAAATGATTTAAGAAAATTAAAAACTATTTACGAATTACACAAAAACAACAGTGAAATATTAAATAATGAAAACATTGGTGATATATTTTTAACTAAATCATATAATGATGATATGAAAAAAATAACAAAAAAACTCATTAATAATAATTATCCAATAGAAGATCATTTAACGATCATGAATGAAACAGATAGAACTATAGTAGGTTTATTATGGCATGAAAATATAATAGATATGTTGACCAAGACAAAGAAAGATATTTCGGTTCCTTTTTATTTAGAAATGTTGGATAATATATGTTTTGCGGATTATATTGATAGAATAACATTTCAAAAACAAATATGGCAATTTAATGAAATGAGTTCGTTGATAAAAACGTTTAAAAATAATAAATTGTATCATGACACATTTGATGGTAAAAAGAAACAACATTTTAATCCTTCTGAGGTTAGATTTACAAAAGTGCTGACTAAATATTCGACAGAATATAATAATTCTATTTTTATTCAAAATTTATGTCAGGAATTATCAATGGACAAAAATGATATGTTTTCTTTCTTTTTAGTTCTAAAAAATAAATATAATAACACTGAAATAGAGGCATTATTTGAAAACTATGAAATATCAAAATTAGACATAAATAGGATTTATAGATTTTTAGAAAAATATACGAAAGAAAATGCTGAAACAGAAGATACAACAGACGGAAATGACTCAGAAGACGATTGAATATTGAAGATTTTATAATAGTCATTGTATTATAAAATATTCATTGTATTATAAAATATTCATTGTATTATAAAATATTCTGTTTTTTCAAATTATTATTTTCTTCAGTAAGCAATTTTACTTTTTTGAATAATTCATTGATAAGTATGTTTTTATCTTGCAATTGTTGTTCATATGAATTGCGAATTTTTTCAATTTCAATAGTATTATTATTGTTATTGTTATACATTGCATTAATATTATGTTGTAACATTATTGCTTCATTTCTTTTAGCACGTTCATCTTCTAATTTTTTCAAATGTTCAAGGACTTTGGGTTTGTTTTCTGGCTTTCCAGGTTCATAATTTTCTAATAACATATTCATATCGTGGGTATAAAATTGTTTCAGAACAGGATCTTTTACAAAATCATCAACTGTAAAACGAGATAACATTGTTCTGGTTTGTTCTGGATTTTCTAATAGTAATTTTTCTTTATTTAAAGAATTATGTTTATGTGAGCAAACTAAAATAGTTTTCAGTGTATCTAATTGGACCATTGGAAATGAATATTGTTTTAAAAACCCGTTTTCTTCAGCGCAAGCAGCATCTTCATTATATTTTGTTTTAGTTAATAATTCTTTTTTGAAAGCAAATGTTGCTGCGGTGGCATGATTAGGTCCATAAGGACCACATTGATAAACACAATCCTTAGATTCAAAATATATGTGCATCTCAGAGGATCCAGCAATTAAACATTTTGGATTTTTTTGTAACATTTCTACGGCATGTGAAATGCGTTCAGGTGGATAATAATCGTCATCATCCATATAAATAATAATATCTCCACTAGATTTTGCGTGCATTAAATTTCTTTTTTTCCCAAGCACCATTTTTTCGTCATGATAAAAATACTTGACTTGAGGAATATCTTTCACTAAATCTTCAATAGGATCTGTTCCATCGTCAATAATAATCCACTCTATTCTATCTTTAGGATATGTTTGGTGTTGAAAACATTTTATCATGAATGGAATAAAAGGTCGTCGGTTGAATGTAGGGGTGCACAAACTAACAAGAGGTAAACCTTTGGATTTTTTTGAATGCTTTTTTTTGTTCGACATGCAATAATAATAAATTTATGTTTATATTGTTTATTTTAATATTGTTTATTTTAATATTGTTTATTTTAATATTGTTTATTTATAATATTGTTTATTGTTACAATGTTAGTTATACAAATTTAATATTATAATTTTTATTTATTTTTCTTTTTGTTGATTTTCCTCCAACAAGTTCTTTTTCTTCCACAACATTGTCTGAAGGTGGATTCTCAATGGGAGGAATATATTTTACTTGAGAGTCAAAAGATACAGATTTATTTGGGGTTAATTCAACCTCAACTGGTTTAATTTTTCGAAGAGATACATTAGGATCAATAATAATGTTATTAATTTTATCATCCATCGTGGGTATTATACATGTGTCTACTTGTTTTAATACATCCAATTTATTAACAGTAGATTGTATGGGAGTTTCTCTTATTCTTGCAGTAAACCCGTCTATTCCTGCTTCAGGAATAACGTTGGTATATAACCCAATTAAATAAGCACATACAACAGCAATTGCAATAGGAACTAGAGATGACGTGCCTAAATATTGAATACCATTTGTAAAAAGAGCACCTGTGGCAAGTATGTAGAAAAATAATTTTTTAAATTTTAATGTGTTTTTAACAAAATCATAGAAATTTTGTGTTTTATTGGTTTTGTTTATTTTATATGTAGCATATAATGGAGAGAGAAACCCATAAACTGTGAAAATAATAGGGGAGAGAAAAATAGAAAAAATAATAGGATAAAAAGAAATAAAAAATAAGACAATTTTCCAAATTCGCATCAAACTAATATTTTTGTTTGATTCCCATTTTTCTTCATCAAGAATTTTAATCGAAACGATATCAGGATTGTCAGTTGGAGCCGTATCTAGTCCGGGATGTTCAAATTTTTCTCTAAATAATTGAGGAATATTTGCAATATGATAATATACACTACAACAAATTGCATAAACTAATATTATACCCCATATGAATGCGTATCCTAATCCACAAACTAACATAATTACAGATTCGGGTAGAAAACTCAAATAAAAGAAAATAAAATTCATAGCCGAAAAAATACTAGCGACTAAATTATCATACACTGGAGAAAAATATAGTGGAATATTAGAAAATAAATTTCCTGGTATTGCTTTTTCTTTTATTTTACAAAAAATCCCATTATTGAAACTATCTAAATATTCTTGAGAATTGAAAACTATTTTTTGTGAAAGTGTGACTTTATTTTTTGACCAGAAATATGATCTCATTATGTTTGTGTCTATAGGTATGTCATTTTCAATTATACGATCAAAAATAGTATAGGGTGCGAGATTTGCATCGTCTGGTAAAATATTAGCCTGTGCTACTTTAGTAGTATATAATCCAATAGTTCCTATTATAAAAATACTAAAGACTATAGTATTTAAAATAGCGGACATATAGTTTTTAAAAAACTCTTTATAGTCTTTAGTTTTTGAATCATTTTTTTTCTCATTAATCGAATCTGTTTCTGTATTGGACATTAGTTATAATAATTGTATATTAAATTATTATAATTTGTTTGAATTTTATTATGTTGCATAAACCATTCCTACATTTCCACCTATGAAATTAATTACATTTATTCTTTCTTCAAATATGTGTAAATCAAAGTTGTAATCATAAATTCTCCAAGTTGGTTTATTAACACCTATTATGTTTCCTGTTTCCGGATCACATATAGTTAAACTTTGAGCCAATGGATCTAATGGAGGAAGAATAGTTGTAAACTCCAACTCGATTTGATTAAATTTACTCATATTCATTGCCCCTGAAGGTTGCATATCTGAATTATTAGAATGAATACTAAAATTATAACAATATAATCCGGAAGGTGCATTTCCAGTTGTTCTAGTATATTTTTCTATATAATCATATACTCCAGCAGGTTGTATATTTTCTCTGTATGAACCATCTAATAAAATTCCTAAAGCAATTAATATATATTTGTCATTTTGTTTATTATATGGCTGTGTTATTAAATAACCTGTAGTTATTCCATCTGGATTTACACCGGGTCCAATTTCTACTGGTGTTAGAACACCATTAATATTTCGATAAACTGTGTAAATTCCCGATGTTGGTGCTTGTATTACGTTTAAAGGTAAATAATTATAAGGCCAATTTGTATAATTAGACCATTCATTTCTTAAATTGGCGTCACTTCGCTGAAAATAAAAAAGCCAATTCGAAACCATACCAATAGACTCTAATTCGATTTTATTGGGTCCAGTGACATTATAAAAAATCTTCTCATTCACTTGTTTGATTAAATATTTTTGTTCATTCAGTGCAAATAAGCGTTCTTCTTCGTTGGATAAAAAACAATAAGTGCAATTTAAGTGCACATCTGCATTCCATAAAGTTCGAGTATCTGTATATGAATTTATGTCAATGTTTACATCTGGAGGTGGCTGTAAAAAACGGTAAAATTGCATATACCATAAATTAAAATTAGGTGCTACATAAGGATAATTATTGGTTGCATCAAATACGTCACGGATCACGAATAATTGATTTATTGGTCTCAATGTGATATTAATATGCAATTCATTGTATTGGAGTGATGTCAATGGAAATGCCATTTGAGATTTCAGGCCAAACCAATTATTCAATGGTATATATAAAGTTCTACCTCTAATAGAAGGCTCTGGACCCGCCAAATTATCTGTATAATATGCGTTTGGATAAGAGTTTACGCGAGAATCTGCATTTGCTGGATCAACTAATTCCGGAATATTTCCAGTCATTTTATCAAATAGGTCTTTCTTTACATTGCTATAATCACGTTGAATGGATGCCAATAAATAATCACCTGAATATTCTTGGAGAGTATAATTACCGCAAGTCATGGTAATTTTAGAAATCATTTTTGCTCCAATATTTTCGATCCATTTAAATTCATATGGAGCCCATTGTTCTATATTTCCGAGACCTTGAGAAGTTGTTTGTTCTGTTATTTGTTGTGGAGGCAATATTGGAGACCAAATATTAGGCAATGCGACTGACAAGTAACAATCCATGAGTAAATCAGCATATCGTTTGACTTTAAATGTGAATGTGGATTCTTCAGATAAACGTAATGTTCTCAGACCTTCATAATCTAGACGAAATTTTTGTAATCCAAAATTGGTATATTGATGGTATGTAGATTTAAAAAATGATTTTGTGGGGTTTCCATTTAAAACAATATTTTGCTGTCCCTGACTTACTAATTGCATTAGTCCACCTGCCATTTATTATAATATAGTAATATATTTTTAATTGCTTTATTATTATAAAGATAAATTACTATATTATATTTAATTCTTTTTCATTGTTTTTTGTTTTCTCTTTTTTCTTTTCTTACTTCTATTTCTATTCTTTTTAAAATACCCTCCCACTGATCGATCTAGATATAATTTTAAATTATCATCATAATAAATAACAGTCTGCAAATAATCCAACAAATTAACTAATATGCCGGTTTGAACCCGTGTTAATCGTTCCGTAGCATCTTTATTTAAATATCGTCCATTCATTTCTATTAATACGTCGTGTATTGTTCTATTAATATCTATATCCGGAAAATTCTCAGAAAATTCTTTATAAATTTGGGGTCCTTTCAATATTATATTAATTTCATCTTCATCTATATTTTTATTTTTTTCTTTTTCATAATAATTTTCTTTTTCACGAACAATGGTTGTAATTTTATTACGAACTTCTTCGGGCAGGTCATTTGTTTTGGCTAAATTGACTAAAATTTTTAAATATTCTTTATAATCAAACATGACGTCTGTGAATAACATCTGACTAACCAAATTATTATAAAACCTTTCGGTTTCTATGTTATCACTTTTAAACCCAATCTTATTATACCATGATTCTCCATTTGTTAATATTTTTAATGGTGCAATAGCGTATGAACCATAATCAATATCAAAAAAAGAAGAATCGTCTAATCTAATATATTCAACACCTATAATTTTACCTAACTCAATTATTTTACGCAATATTTCGCTTCCACTATGAGGCGGGCATTTTTGTAAGGCAGTTAAATAAATATATTTATTACCTTCTGTTAAATTTACCTGAAAATTAATTTCACATATATCAGACTTATGATTTATATTATAAATATTATTACCAATATTATTACCAATATTATTACCAATATTATAATCATTATGTGTTATTTTAAATATCATACTTAAATTTTCAAAATGGTTATTTACTAATGATAAAAGTTGGGTTTCTTTATCATCATTTCTAGATCTTTTGCTATCATTACTGGATCTTTTACCATCATTACTATATCTTTTACCATCATTACTGGATCTTTTGCCATCATTACTGGATCTTTTACCATCATTTCTAGATCTTTTACCATCATTTCTAGGTCTTTTACCTTTATTATATCCATCATTATATCCATCATTATATCCATCATTATATCCATTATTATATCTATCATTGTATCTATAATCTGTATTATAACTATTATTATATCCATCATTTATTTCATATCCATCATTATATCCATTAGCATATCCGTCATTATATCCATCATTATAGCCATCATTATATATATTATTTCTATATATATCACTTTTATAAATATTAGATCTTTTATTGTTATTGTCCATTATATAAAATATGAAATATTATATATATTGAAATAAAATATTGTATTATTTTATTTATATAATATAAATGGAAGGAGTTCAAGGAAAAGCAAAAGAAATAATAAATACATTATCAAGTATGAAAGATACTAGTACAGTATTTTTACTTGTGACTTTTACGATTATTATGGTTATTCTCTCAATTATTGTTTATTTTTATTACAAGAGTTTAAGAGGTAAAAATTGTGAGTCAATGGATTATATTTATGGCGAATTAAATGGAAAAATAAAATCCATTGATGATAGTGATCAATTTAATTACTCATTGAGAGATTATTATATTAAGAGTGCATATAATTGTTGTAGTGGAGGTAATTATAAAAACGATTATGTCGATATATGTGTGTTAAAAGATTTGTTAAAACAAGGAGTAAGGGGTCTTGATTTTGAAATATTTTCGATAGATGATAAACCAGTTATTGCAACATCAACAAGTGATAATTATCATATAAAAGAAACATTCAATTATCTACAATTTACAGATGCAATGGATGTCATACAAAATTATGCATTTGTAACCGCAACTGCACCCAATTCGGCAGATCCAATAATAATCCATCTTCGTATAAAAAGTGCAAACCAAAAAATGTTCCAGAATTTTGCTAAAACATTAGAATTATACAATAATATTTTATTAGGGAAAGATTATGATTCAGAATATTATGGAGAAAATTTTGGTAATGTTAAATTACGTAATTTACTGGGGAAAGTAGTAATCATAGTAGATAGAACGAATACTGCATTTTTAGAATGTCCTGAATTTTATAAATTTGTAAATATGACAAGCAATTCAATGTTTATGCGAGCATTGCATTATTACGATATAAAATATACACCTGATATGAATGAATTGATTAATTTTAATAAACTAAATATGACTATTGGAATGCCCGATAAAGGAGCAGATCCAGATAATCCCAGTTCAATAGTAATGCGAGAAATGGGAATTCAAATGTTGGCAATGAGATATTCAAAGATTGATACAAATATTGAAGAAAATGACGCATTATTTAACGACAACGGATATGCATTTGTATTGAAACCTGAAAAATTGCGTTACATACCTGTTACAATACCAAAACCTCCAAAACAAAATCCAGAATTATCATATGCGACTAGAACAGTTCAAACAGATTTTTATAAGTTCAACATCTAACATGAGATTATACATAATAATTTAGAAATATAATCTAATGCTGAAAGAAAACTTTACAATGAATATAACTAACAATATAATATGAAATAAAACAAATATTTTATATTATTATAATATGAAACATATATGTGATAAAAAAATGACATTCAATGATTGTGAATTAGCAATATTAAGAGCAGCAGTCGATGAAGCCGAAAACAAACAAGGGCAAAGAATTACGAATTCTCCTGAGATCAAACGCATAATAGATATTGTTGCTAATTTTTTAAGAAAAAAACAACTCATTTGCTATGGTGGAACTGCGATCAACAATATTTTACCCAAGCAAGACCAGTTTTATAATAAAGAAGTGGAAATTCCAGATTATGATTTTTACAGTAATAATGCATTAAAAGATGCAAAAGAATTGGCTGATATTTATTTTTCAAATGGGTTTGAAGAAGTTGAGGCAAAAACAGGACAACATCATGGAACATATAAAGTATTTGTAAATTTCATTCCTGTAGCAGATATTACCTATATTCCAAAAGAGTTATTCAATGCTATTAAAAAAGAAGCAATCAAGGTCAGCGGAATACTGTATTCTCCACCTAACTTGTTACGTATGAATATGTATTTAGAATTATCACGACCAGCAGGAGACATAAGTCGTTGGGAAAAAGTATTGAAAAGATTAGTTTTATTGAATAAAAATTATCCTCTCGTTTCTAAACAATGTTCCGATGTTAATTTTCAACGCAAAATGGAAAACAATTATTTCTCTGATAAAATATATGAAATAGTTCAACAAACTTTAATAGATCAAGGTGTAGTATTTTTTGGCGGTTATGCGTTGTCATTATATTCTAGATATATGCCAAAAGATGTAAAACGAAAATTAGAAAAAATACCAGATTTTGATGTTTTATCTGAGGAACCACTATTAGTTGCAGAGGTTGTAAAAGAAAGACTAAACGACGAAGACATTAAACATGTAAAAATTATTAAACGTCCAGGAATTGGTGAAATAATTGCACCACATTATGAAATAAAAGTAAATAATGATACAATTGTTTTTATTTACGAGCCATTAGCATGTCATAGTTATAATATTGTTAAAGACAACGGCGAAAAAATCAAAATAGCGACAATAGATACTATGCTTAGTTTTTGGTTGGCGTTTTTGTATGTAAACCGTCCATATTATGATAAAGATCGTATATTATGTATGTCTAATTATTTATTTGATGTTCAAGAAAAAAATAGATTAGCACAAAAAGGATTACTTAAAAGATTCAGTATTTCTTGTATGGGACATCAACAGACAATTGAAGAAATGCGAGCAGAAAAATCCGAAAAATATAGTTTATTAAAAGATAAACCTAATTCTAATGAGTATGAAGAATGGTTCTTACGATATAGACCTTCAGATAAAGAAATTAAAGGTAAAGGTAAATGTAAAGGTAAAGGAACAAAACCTGAAGATACTGAAACTAAAGATACTGAAACTAAAGATACTAAAACAAAAAGAAAAGCAAGAAAAAATAATAAAACAAAAAAACGAAAGGGATTGGGAATATTTTTCTAAAACTTACTAAAATTCTTTACTGTTTTAGTCAAAATATAATAAATAAATCCAAACATAGCACAAGTAAATATTAATCCGTTAAAATTATAATTTCCATCTGTATGACAAAAAAAAGGACAATATTTAAATATTGTTTTCTTAAAAAAAGGCAATTGAAACAAAAAATATAATATTGCCAATAAGAGAGGGGCTTGTATTTCGTCATAAGTAGCATCCAAGGATGATTGGGTTTTTTCTGCCGAATAATATCTATTCATATTTTCATCATTGTCATTAATATAATCTCTAATAGTTGGCGGAGGAATATAATTTGGTTGAATTTGTGCATCACTTGTTAGTTGTTCTGTATTTAAAGGGATGTCACGACTTGGTAATGTTGTTGCTCCTGCTAAACTTGCTTGCTGGAGACCATTTACAATTTGACTTATAGTACTTTGATCTAATGAAACACTTCCTTGATTAGGTTCATTTATTGTTAAACTTATATTTCCACCAATAGAACCTCCAGTAGAAGGATCGGTTGGTAAATCATTTATACTAGTAGTATTGATTTCAGCCATTTTATATTATATTAAGCATTTTTATATGAATTCAATACGCAATATACTAAATTTTAACAGTTTGTTTGTTATTATCACATTCTATCGCATTTCTTTCTAATTTGTAACATTTTTCATCAAATTTATATATTTGATCATCTAATTCTTCCATTGGAGGTGCCGCAATTATTCGGCAATTTTTTCCTTTGCAGACGGATCTAAATAAAGTTGCTAAACCTATTCCTAACAAGATAGACATAATTATTCTTCCTGTGCTACTGTGAACGAATCTTTCAAGATGCATTTTTATTATATTATATTAGTATAATAAAAATTATTATATTATATATCACTAATAGATATACATTATAAATTATAAAAAAATTATTTTAGTAGAACACCAAATGTATGATATATTTTTACTTTTGATAATATTTTTTAGTTCTTTTCTTTTTGTCTCTCTTATTTTTTCTGCGCGAATATTTTTTTTTACCTCCATGTACACCCCATAATGAATTTGGTTGATTACCAAAATTTGATTGATTAACAAATGATGGTTGACCAAATGATGGTTGATTAACAAAATTTGATTGATTAACAGAAGGTGGTTGATTACCAATATTTGATGAATAACTCCATTGTTGATTACTTTTTTCATTGCCTTCTTCATCGAAATTACTCTTCGTGGTCATCATATCATATGCATTTCGCTTCATTTGTTTATTGCTTGGCTCTATATACGCATACGCATCGCTTTTTCGGGGTGATAGTGGTGGTGGTGTTATTGTTCTTGTTAAAGGGATATTGCCAAACTGATATTGAAATGAGTTATCTCTATTCTGTTGTGTTTGGGCCATATTACCTGTATTATCCTCCATATTAACATCTGTATCGACAACATCATCCTCATTATCAACAACATCATCCTCACTATATATAGCATCTATAATGTCTGTAAATTCGGGTTCTCCTGATTGCATAATTTCTTTTAATTCATCAAATTGTTCGTATGTAATTAAAAATGATATATAATCATACGCAGTATTTAGACGTTTTAAACTGTATTTACCTGCATCATCAATATATATATCAAAACCATATTTTCCAAAGATAGTGTCAGTTTGGGAGTTGCCATCGGCTCCATTTTCATTAGTGTTATAGTTGGTATCTATGTTACTTTGTTGATTGCCCACATCCATCATATTGCCGTTGTTGCTGATTAGGGTAGTTTGTGAGTTGCCGTTTAGGTCATCGCCGTCTAGGTCATCTAAGTCATCGCCATTATCTACTGCCATGTCATTGACGTTGTTGCCGTCTAGGTGAGTTTGTGCGTTGCCATTGCGTCCATTTTCATTAGTGCCACCTAATTGGTCATAGTCATCATCAATTTTTTGTCTTTTGCCTGTTACTTTTGTGTTTTGGGATCCGGGTTTGGATTTCTTATTCGGTTGAACACTTGTATCACTTGTATTACCTATATTGATTATACCTGTATTACCTGTATTACCTGTATAATTTGAAAAATACAATCCCAAACTATCTGCTGACAATGAGCCTTCTCCTTCCTCTCCTGCCTGTCCTGTTTTTAAATACCATTTCATAAATTCTTGTATGCTTTTAAAAGCATCTAACTGACATTCTTTGGTTGTTTTAAAACTGGAATTTTTAACATCATTAAAAGTTTGGAATTTTTTGTCTTTTAAATTTGTTCCTGTTTTTGGACATAGGGCTTCAAAAAAAATATTGATATTATCTACTGTACGTTTATAATTTTCGTCATCTTTATATTTGCTCTTGTTGCCGTATTTTGAAATAAACGCACTTTGAATATCATATCTTGGTCCAAATGTGTTTACATCACACAACCTGTACCTGATCGAAAGTGGATCATCTTTGTCCAGACTGGCTGTACTGTTTTCTATTGCAATAAAAATTTTTTTATATAATTCTTTAGTATCCGCATTAAATGTGTTTTTATCGTTAAAATATATTTTCCAGTTTTTCAATTTTAGTAGTCTACTATTTTCTGCTTGATATCTATAATAAAACTTAAAACTGCCTGTCAAATTTTCATCTACATTTGAGTACTGCGGTTCATATAATCCTGGCACATTAATTTCAAAGGTGAACGGTTCCATAATTGTTATATTTGGGTTATTTATTTGCGTAATAAAATTAGAATAATCAGTCCGTTGGGATGCCGCATCGTTTTCAGTGACAGAAGTAATATTTACTACTGAGCCAAAATTATTTGTAATGTATGATTTATTTACACGTGATAAAGTAGTTGGACCTATAATTAAGTCTATTGCACAATTTGCATTAAATGGTATCATTCGGAAAGGTGATATATTATATTTATCCGTGATCATCTCCGCTGCATTTGATTTTGCATCTTTCGCACAAGCCTGAAAAGGAATCATCAAATACATTTTTTTTTCAATATTTTCGTCATTTGTAAATTCATTTATAGGAAAAACATAACAATGTGAATTATATAAGCGTGTTAAAAACCCTCTTTGGATGTGATAAAAATCTACATATGTGAGAAATTTGAAAATGCGTTGCTGTGTTGGAGACAAACTTGCCAAAATTAAATTTGTATATTTGATTAAGTCTGTATCTACTGTATAGTTTGGTTTTTTTGGTTTTTTTTTATTTGTTGTATTTTCTGTATTTTCTGTATTTTCTGTATTTTCTGTATTTTCCGTATTATACAAATAATATTTAACAGGAATTTGTTTTATATCTGCTGAATTTGTTTTGTATGTTTGATTTATAAATATATTATTTATTTTGTCTGTAATAGCATCAATTGATCTATTTTGTCCTTCGCCTATTAACAAGTTATATTTCCATGGGAACATTTTTTTCAACTCCTCCTCCAAGTTGTCCTCATTATTTTTCAAAATTAAAATAAGAATCATTACTACTCGATAAATTTCAGAATGTCCATTATCATGACATAATGGATCAAAATTGCAATTAAACAATTTTTCCCCCATATTCTCTATCTTATTAAATAAATGAAAAGAAACATATGATGCAATATTATAGTCTGTTATATTAATAAACATTTTCATAAACTGTTTTTTATTAACTGTCATAAATTTTTGTATTTCTGTAATTAACGATTGAATTTGGACTGCAGTGTTGCCTCCTTCTATTATGAATTTTCCAACTTGTTTAATAAAATCTTTAGGTATTTGTGCAGGCACTGATACTGATGTTTTAGCGGTAGATATTTTTTGGCTAAAATTGTATAACGGTGAGCCGTTATTAATCACAATATTAGATGCTTGTCCACTCAAGAACATTGCAACAAAGTAGGTCACGTTAGTGTCTATCATAAATGGAATAGATGCTTTGCTTTTTGGTTCTAAATAATCTTCAGTTAATTCAAGTTCAGTGTAGGTTGGAAAATTATTATATGCAGATATTCGTGATGCTGCGCCGTCATTTGTCTCAAATACACACATTTTCTCCTTTTCGCTATCGGTTGTTGTAGTATATTTATATACTGCACGTATTTGCCCAGTGTCCAGATATTCTTTTACAGATGATGTGACTATAAAGCCGGCTAACACATCATTACATTGTTGTTTAATTTTTGTTTCTATCCCTTCCTTTTTTGATAAATAAAAAAGAATGGATACTGCCTTATAAATAAATTTATCAAATTCAAAAACAGTCCGATTTGAATCTAATAAATTATCTCTTGTCAATGATTTAATTTTGTCGGTTTCTAATTTAAAAGGAATACTAGTATTAGCAGGTAGTATATTACCCAATGGGACACTGACATTTAAAATATAATCATTAGGATTAGGATTAAAAAAGGACAACTGAGGGGTATTATCAATCGACGATAAACCTTTAATAAATGTATTTAAAGCCTCAACTCTGGTTTCTACAATACTAACAGGTCCTTCCATACCACTAGTCATGTTACCGGCATCATTACTATTATATCCAATTCCATATGGTTGAATTTTAATTTTTGGTAACATACCTTGAATGATTTTACCAATAAATCTATTATTGTTGGTGTTTGTGTTGGTTCTTAAAAATTCAATGTACTGGTTAATTGTGGATTCATCTTGATCGGTCTCTTCTTGTTTTCTTTTTGCTGGCATAATATATTATTAGAAATTAAAAAATGCAAACCATGCGCAAAACGTATTGTTCTAAATATTATATATTAATTGCTCGTTTAAGACTTATGCTCGTTTAAGACTTATGCTCGTTTAAGACTTATGCTCGTTTAAGACTTATGCTCGTTTAAGACTTATGCTCGTTTAAAACTTATATTTGATAATTCTTAAACGCAGTATCATTAAGATTAAATGGCAAATAAATATAAAAAGCAAAAGCAGTATATTGTAAAAAATAAAAATAAAATATATGCTAAATATTAATTACTATTCTTGAATAGGGGGTTTTTTAATTGCCAGCGGGTTGATTGGACAGTCTGTTTCTACTGGTTTAAATTGAAAGCATTGATTAGTGGTATCTTTATACTGTGTTTTCATGTAATTTTGTGGATTAGGATATACATATATTGTCTTAAATTCAGGTCCTATAATGTATACAAAAAATAATCCAATAGCAAAACTAACTAAAAATATAGGTAAAGATATGTAGTTAGTCAACATATATAAATAATAAATATTTTATTATATATATATTTTATTATCTATATTTTATTATATATATTTATATTATTTTCTACTCTTACTCTTATTTTTTGTTCTAGATTTTGTTTTTTTACCGCCATACATATATTTGTTTTTAGTTTTTTTGCCTTTTTTACATTTGAAATCAGTAGTTCTAATATAACCTGGATAACACTTTTTAACGCACCTGTTAGTTTTTGGATTAAATTCTTTGTCTGGAGGACATTTAATTACAAAGTCGAATAAATTATATATGTATTCATTTGATGAAGATTTTGGTTTCAAACCGTATTTTTGTTTCAATGTGACGTTATTCATCTTTTTTTTGTATTTTTTATCATTATTTATAATATATTTTTTATCATTATTTATAATATTAATATTTAATCTAACTAACAAATGTTTATAATTCTTGATTAGTTCATCTATGTTTGATATACGTTTCAGAGGATTAAATTGAACCATGTCTTTCAAAAAATTATTTAATTCATTTGCCTCATTATTATTTAAAATGCGTTTATTATGTAAACAGTAGACTAAATATTTTAATGTGAATCCAAGCCCATAAATATCAATGAAATCGATTGTTTTGTCTAAAACGGTTTCATATGGATTGTTTGCTGCAAAATCAAAAAATCCTTTAAAATTTTTAATTAGTGAATATATTTCTTTACTATTTTCAACATGAAGATAATTATTAAACATATTTAGAAAACTTTCAGGGTTTTTAATAGGATATTTGCTATTTTTATTAGTATTTTTGCCGTTTATTTGTAAATATGTATCAAACAAAACACCATCAATGTCCTCTCTTGTTAATGATTTAGTAGATTCAAAGTCATTGCGATTCATAAATCCGGTGTCAAAAGGATACGACCAATGAAATGTTCCAAGCCAATTAAGATTTTGTTTGCTGTCTTCTTTTATTTTATTTTTTTCTCTCATAAGTCCAAAGTCTATATACTTCATAGTTCCATCTTTTAGATTAAATAATATATTATGAGGTTTTAAATCGTAATGAACTAATCCATTGTCTCTAAAAAACTGTAACCCTTTTAATAAGTGATATATTTCTAATAAAAAGTGTTTTTTTTTAATATTTGTGTCATTTTCAAAATAAGAAACGGCAAACTTATCACAAAAATTTTTTAAATCTGGTCCTCCATATTTTCCAATCAATAGTTTATAATTGGAAGGGTTTATATTTACATCCTTTAAATCTATGTTTTCACAAGTAGATATTTCTTCAATGGTTGATCTCAATTTAAAATCCGGATTGCACATAATTTGGTCTCCTAAGTGATATTCATTATTGGGGTCAATTTTATTAAATTTATTGAATTCATTTAATTCTTCTTGTGCATATTCTTTTTTCATAAATTTAGATATGTATTCATTATTTTTAAAATTTTCGGGCATGGGTGTTTCTGAACTGCAATTCATACTTGGATTAAAGACACAACCATATGTTCCTTCTCCAATTTTTTTTGGTCTAGTCTGCATAATATATATAAATAAAATATATTGTTTTCAAAAACAATATTTTGTAAAACAATATAATGCCAATTTAGTAATTGATAAGTATAATATGAAAATAATAAGTATTGACATAGGTATAAAAAATTTATCGTTTTGTTTATTTGAAACGCATACAAATATAATTAAAATAATTAAATGGGATAATATTAATCTTAGTGAAAAAGAGGAATTCAAATGTATGGAAATTGATAAAAATGTTTTATGTAATAAGCCTGCCAAATTTTCTAAAGATGGTAAATGCTATTGTCTTAAACACTCAAAAAAACATAAATACTTACATCCTTCCAAAGAATTAAACCAAACTGCATTGAATAAACTAAAAATGCAACAATTACTAGATATTGCTGATAAACATAAAGTGGTGTATGAAAATCCTCCCAAAAAACCGAATTTGCTTGCTTCCATAAGCACTTTTATAGAAAATCATTGTTATGTTCCAGTAACAAAAACAAACGCAACAAAGGTTGATTTAGTAACTATTGGCCGGAATATGCAAGAAAAGTTTGATGACATACTGGGCGACGATTTGTCGACAATTGATACGATTATTATAGAAAATCAAATAGGTCCTCTAGCAAACAAAATGAAAACAATTCAAGGAATGATATCTCAATATTTTATTATGAAGAATAATAATATTCAAATAGAATTTATAAGTGCTTCTAATAAATTGAAGGATTATGCAGAGAAGAAAGAAAAAATGGATTACAAACAGCGAAAATCTCTTGCAGTCAAGACAACTTTAGAAATGGTGACAAATAATGATTTATTTAAAGAATGGGAGCAGTTTTTTACAAAGCATTCGAAAAAGGATGATTTATCGGACTGTTTTTTACAGGGTTTGTGGTTTATCAAACATAAGATATAATTAACCTACTTAAAAATAAATATATAATAAAAGGACTTAAAGATCTTTAAGTTGTTTTAAATTATATATTATTCGCCAAATAATATAATTTATAAATTATAAATTACCAAATATATATATTGTAATTCGTAATACTTAAAATTAATTATTCTTATTAATTCATAATGGATAACGATATTATAGATATTTCAATGGACTTTAATAATTTTGATAAAAAAACTAATTTTGGAGGAGGTATTGAACTTTTAATGAATGATAAAAAAACAAGTTCTAATTCAAAGTCTGGGGGTGTCAACATTGATATTGAAGAATTAAATAATTTAGAAGACGAACTTAATAGTTTAGCCGCAGAAACATCTATTCCTATCAGCAATTCATTTGATTCAAATTTATTTGGAATGAAATCCAATTTTGACGATAATCATTCTCATTCCGTATCTTTTGACGAAGAACCTAGTATTCGTATTTTAGATGACGACAATTTAGGACGTTCCACTGCAAATACTTCTTCAGACTCCAAAACATGGGATGGATACGGAAAATTCAATAATATACCCATTAATCCAGAAGCAAGAATGTCTTCTGAACCAAAGTTGTCGCGTGATGAAATGCTCAAGGAAAAATTTAAATATTTAAGAAAGTTGGAAGCCCTTGAAAAAAAAGGAGTCGAACTAACACGCAAATATACAATGGAATCTAATTTGCAGGAAATGATGGGCGAATATGAAATGATTATGGAAGAAAAATCCAAACAAAATTCCGTAAAATTTCAAGGCAATATGATGATGGCTATTATTAATGGTATTGAGTTTTTGAATAACCGGTTTGATCCATTTGACATCAAATTAGATGGTTGGGGGGAACAAATCAATGAAAATATTACTGATTATGATGACGTTTTTGGTGAATTGTTTGAAAAGTATAGGTCTAAAGCAAGTCTTGCACCGGAACTTAAATTATTATTTCAGTTGGGTGGCAGTGCTATGATGGTTCATATGAGCAATACTATGTTTAAATCTGCTATGCCTGGAATGGATGACATTCTAAAACAAAATCCTGATTTAATGAGACAATTCCAGACTGCTGCGGTTAATTCTATGGCTGGAACTAATCCTGGATTTGCGGGATTCATGGGTGGTCTAATGAACCCTGAGCCTCAAGCACCTCAAGGTAGAGGACCACCTCCTCCAATGGCGACTCAAGGATATAATAGTATACCTCCTCCAGTCAACAGAGGTGGAAATAATATAAATAGAAAACCTAGAGAAGATATTTCAATGGCTCGTAGTTCCTTTGAAGACGATGGAATAAGTATAAAAGAGAAAAATCAGTTAAATTCTTTAAATGGATTTGAACCTCCACAGAAAAGTTCACGCCGACCGGATATGAAAGGGCCAAGCGATATATCTGATATTTTGTCCGGTCTGAAAACAAAAACAATTGAAATCACTCCACAAAATCAAAATCAATCTAATATTACAGATAATGGCAGCAGCACAATAAGTGTGGATGATTTAAAAAGTATTCAAGGAGAAGGCAATGTGCCAAAACGTAGTCGTAGAAGACCAAAATCTGATAAGAACACTGTTAGTTTAGATATTTAGTTATTATATTTAGTTATTATATTTAGTTATTATAATTAGTTATTATAATTAGTTATTAATCACAAACACTTTGATAAATATAATATAGTAAATATAATATTTATTTATTAATATTCAGCATCTAAATGCAAATGCTAATATTCCGACACCTATAATTCCTAATGCTAATCCCATATGATAATTATATTGCATTTCCCTGTACATTAAAAGCCATCCATCTCGTTCCTTTTGTGTCTCTAAATGTGTAAGCATCCAATCAGATTTGGGAGATAATATATAATAAAAATAATTGGTAACAAATGTGGTTGCGACAACTGTGCAAACTAATGATATTGTGTTCATTTTTGTCTCTTTGATTTTAACATTATAAAATATAATAATGAGAGAAAGAATGACTCCTAAAATGTATCCTTGATAACTTATGTTAGTTCTTTCTTTTGAAATTGTTTCATATCGTTGTTTCAATTCACTAGACAATAAGGATTTATAATGTTTAACAATATTGCTTTTATCGGTCATGTTGTAAAAATAAATCATACCAATAATAAAAATAGCCGAAATCATACAACTAACAGCACAAGGCATTTATATATTGGACTATTTTTATTATTTACACCCTTGAAGAATTAAAACAACACCTTTTATTTAAATTAAATCATCTACTTCAATATAAATAATTGGATTATCTATTTTATAATTTAAATAATCTTCTAAACCAATTTTAATCCTATTTGAAATGTATTTTAATTCTTCTATGGTAAATTTTTTTTTACAACCACTATGAGTTTGAACAAAATGTAAGGAATGATGATACTGATTTAAATTTATATGTAGTGAGTCAAATCTTAATCTTAACTGCTTATTTTCATCAATAGAAGATACAGATGCTTCTACTCTATCTAAAAATTTATAATTTTCATCATTCTTAAATACATTTTGTAATATCTCTCTGAGTTTATCATATATAATTGTTTTTCTTAAAGTTTTTTGTTTATCTGTTACTGGTTTATTTTCATCAAAAATAATAAATTTTACATTAAATGAGTGTTCCATTTAATATCAAATGTTATATTTTATTTTTATTTTTAACTAAAAGGTGCTGTTTTAATTCTTCAAGGGTGTAAATATTATTTCAATTGAATAGTTGGAGCAATCATTCGCGCCTTCATTTGTATTTTTTTCATATAATCTTCTTTCAAATCCGTATTCCTGTAACCACATTTTGGTTTAGAAGTATCATACAAATTGGCATATAAAAATGGAGTGCGCTCAACTGTCTCCGTATTCATTAGTGTGTATGGATTGTTTCCTGAAGCATTGAAATATTGCATTGAGTTATTTTTCATTATTTCATTTGCATTTTTTTGCATATACTGTCTATATTTCCAGTTTGTTTGTTTCAAACTATTGGGTTCAAAAGACATATTTATATGTTCTAATGTATAAAAATTATTCATATATTAAAGCCAGAGATAATTTATTAGTAATCTATTTATTCATTACAGCCTATTATTCATTACAGCCTATTATTCATTACAGCCTATTATTCATTACAGCCTATTATTCATTACAGCCTATTATTCATTACAGCCTATTATTCATTACAGCCTATTATTCATTACAGCCTATTATTCATTACAACCTATTATTCATTACAGCCTATTATTCATTACAGCCAAGCAATTTAAGCATATCATTTTTTTTAAGTTTGGAAGCGTCAATTACAAGCCCTTTGTTAGTTACAACTTCTCTTAATTTATTGAGCGACATCTTTTTATAATCGGGTTTATCATGTTCTTTAAGTTCAATTGTATTAGTTTCATGTTCATCATGATCGTGCTCATCTTGTATTTCTGTATTCCCCAAAAATGTCAAATCTTCAATATTGGGTTGTACATTGTCTGCTAAAATATCTATATCCAAATGTATCGTTTTAATATTGTTTTTATCTTCTTCAAAAACTAACTCTTCCTCTAAATCAATATTTGTTTCTAGTCCAAAGTTTAATTTAGGATTTTCTAAACAAACATCGTTATTCGGCACATCTTCACATTCAAATTCGATATTGATTTCATCATCTTCTTTATCTTCGTCGTCATCTTCTTTATCTTCGTCATCGTCGTCTTTGTCTTCGTCATCGTCGTCTTCGATATCAACCTCAGCGTCTTCGTCTTCGTCATCTTCGACATCATCTTCGTCATCTTCGACATCATCTTCGTCATCATCTTCGTCATCGTCGGAAACTTCAATCAAGTCTCCTTCTCCTCCAGTCATAATTTGTGAAGAATACAATATGTTGTGTTTATCTTCAGCATCTTTAGTTTCATTTTCATTTTCAGGTTCTTCTAATAAATTTACTTTATTTTTAACAAACTGTAAATCTTGAGCCAACATAGAAACTAAATTAACCATAGTTGTTAGTTTGTGATCTTGTTCTGACATTCTGTAACTAACATAAGCAAATATACCACCAATCAATATTATAATTATTGCAATGCTAAATAAATATGATGAACTAAATAAATCTGCAAAAGCCATTATTAAACATTAACAATATATTTTAATCATATTTATAACGAATTATTCTAATCATTTTTATTTGCTAAATCAATAATTTCTTGAGGATATTTCATATCAAGCAAGACTTTAATTCCCCCTTTAATAACAGAAATTCCTGGTTCAAGTTTATATGTATAATCAAAAGTATCATTAAGTTTTATTGTTTTCATATTACAATTTTGAATTTTTTTATTTTTGTTAAGTTTTTTACATAATTTTACATAATGAGTTGTTAACATACAAGTGACATTTTTATTTTTAACAATATAATCAATAAACGCATTAGCGCTAACAACTGCTTCATCTGGATTAGTTCCTGAATATAATTCATCAAAAATACAAAAGTGTGTTTTGTTAGTTTCTTCATCAATGGCATCTATAATTTCTTTGCATCGTCGTGCTTCTGCTTGGAATAAACTATCTCGTCCGGATGTATCTGGTATGTTCAAATAGCAATGTATATTATCATATGGTTTCAGTGTTAAACTTTCAAAACAACCAAAACCTATTTGTTGAGACAACAATATATTAATTAAAGCAGTTTTTAAAGTTGTTGTTTTTCCGGATGCGTTAGGACCAGTAATGATCATATTTTTGTTTAAATTGCAATCATTTTTCACATTGTTAGTTTCATTAATATATTTGGGATAAAACATTTGTTTAAATATAGGTTTACCTTTTGCAACAAATTTAGTTTTTGTTAGTTTATTGTCGTGAACGTTACTAGAAGTATGAGTAAGTATATTAAAATAGCCATTAAAACCGAAAGAATATAAAATACAATTGTTATAAACGTCATCATCATATAATTGGTAAAATAAATGCATGATGTGTCCAATTTCAGTAATTTTAGAAATAGAAAAAGAGAATGGTGTTATTTTATTCAAGTGATCGCGTAAATCATAAAGTATCTGTTTATTATGCAATATACTTTCATTAAAGTCAGTATATTTTGTTAGTTCATTTGTTTTGGAAAGATAGAAATCCATTATATTTAAAGTATGTTCAATATATTTATTGAATTTAAATAAATAACTATGGATCTTTTGCATATTAGAATAAAATCTGACACAAGTTAAAATATTTTGATAAATAGAGAATAAATAAAAGGCTGAAGAAATAACTAAATAAAGTTTTGTAGAATTATCTACTTGATTAAATTGTGTGAACATCTTATAAATGCTATTATTGGATATTAATACTTTGAGTATGTCGACATATTCTTTTATTCCCAAGTGAATCCCTTTTAATTTGATTATAAAAAAAGGAATAATTAATACAATTATAGGTAAGCAAAGTGATAAAATAGGTGATGCAATGTTATATATGCTCATTAATTGTAAGAAATTGCTATTTTTGTTAAGATGTTTTGCAAAGGCCCAATCAATATAAAGATATTTTTCGCAGAAACTACTTTCACTTTTAATTTCTTCCCATGAACTAACAATTTCATTAATATCAAATTGATGAAATTCCTTACAATCAATATTTATATCTTTTGTTAGTTGTTGTGTTTCTTTTAGATAAATCGAATCAGTTGTGTAATATTTAACAAGTTGTTCAATGACTTGTGTTGATACTTTATTAGTTGGATTGAAAATATTAGTATAAATAGGTGTTTCTTCATTGTCAATTGTTTTAATAAGTTCTAGATCATTTATTAGTGTATCATTAAGTTTTTGAACTTTTTCATTGTAACGAATCGGTATTTTAAAAATATTGTTGATGTTAGTTTCTCCTGACATTATTAAATAAAATAAAATATTATTTTATATTTTATTTTACGAATACCATTAACAATATATAGATTATATATTTATAGATTATAGATTATATATTTATAGATTATAAATTATAGATTTATAGATTATAGATTTATAGATTATAGATTTATAGATTATAAGTAAATTAAATTTTAAAATCACAAGGTAATTCATCTATTTGTGTGCAATAATATTGTTCTATTTCTTTCATTTTATGAATATCTCGTCTTGTAATGAAATTAATTCCAGTTCCTTTTCGTCCCCATCGTCCAGATCGTCCAATACGATGCAAATAATTATGAACATCTTTTGGTATGTCAAAATTAATAACAACACCAACTTGTTGTATATCTATACCTCTAGAAGTTAAATTGGAGGATATTAATACTCGTGAAGAACCTTTACGAAATTCCTTAAATACCTTTTCTCTTTCGGACCGATCCATATTACTGTGAAGACAACATACTGGAAATCCATCTTCTTTCATTGCTTCATAAAGATCAATGACTCTATTCACCGTATTTGCATAGATAATACATTGTGAAACGGAAAAATGTTGATAAAGATCTTTAAGAGTCATATATTTTTGTCTGTCATCATCTAAGGCAATGTAATATTGTTTGATGCCTTCCAATGTGAGACTTTCGGCTTTCACACTAATTTTTACTGGATTTTTCATAAATTTATCAGTGATTTGATAAATATTATTTGGTAAAGTTGCACTGAATAGCACTACTTGAGCACTTTGATTTAAATGACTAAAAAAATTATACATTTGGTCTTTAAATCCAGTTGACAGCATTTCATCTGCTTCGTCCAAAATAACCAATTTAAGTTTATTTGTATCAATATGTCTTCTTCGTATCATATCACAAATTCTTCCTGGACAACCAACGATAATATGTGGGACATTTTGACGCATATTATAGATATCTCTGTCTATTGAAGACCCCCCAACAATTGTTTGAATACATACACCCTCCATCATACTAGATAAACTTGAAATAACTGAAGTTATTTGATATGCTAATTCATGTGTTGGAACTAAAATAATAACTTGAGTGTAATTATCCTTAATATTGATTTTAGATAAAGCACCAATAGTAAATGATCCAGTTTTTCCAGTTCCAGACTGTGCCTGAGCAATGAGATCATGTCCTTGTAAAATAGGATTAATTGCTTTGCTTTGAATAGGGCTTGGTTTTTCAAATCCGTATGCATAAATACCTCTCAATAAACTGGGTTCTAAATTAAAATCATCCCATGAATTAAATATTTGTATTGTTTCTTCTTGTTCTTCTTCTTTTTGAACTGACATAGTATAGTATATTATATAATTTAGTTTTAAGTGTATTTAAATTAAATATTATATTTGCAAAAAAATTGATATAAATAATAGGGGATATATATATTATATCCACATATAATGACTTCTACTTTAAAATATAACATAAAACAAATTTCTGATATTTCTATTGGATTGCAATTTGAAATACCAGAAGAAACATTTAATATTATAAATTATTTATGCAGTCAAGTTAATTCAGTGAATATATCATCCAAAACATTTATTAAGTCATCAGCGCCTGCGCCTGCGCCAACTATCAATGAAAATAATAAGAAGAAACGAAATAAATGTATTGAAACTAGTGCGGAAGAATGGGAAAATATTAGGACAACATTTCAAACTACTAAAATAGAACAAAAAACCGGTATTGATGCTGATATTAACGAATTGCGTTTGTTTATGAATAAACTGAGTAATAAAACATTTTTGGATATGAGAGAAAAAATATTAGAAAAAATTAATGATATTTGTGAGAGGTATTCGAATGATGATATAATAAAAGTTGGACACATGTTATATGAAATGTGTTCAACTAATCAATTTTACTCAACCATTTTTGTGGATTTGTTTATAGAATTGGCTCTAAAATATGAATGGTTAAACAACATATTCAAGACATATTATGAAAATATAATGGATGAATATAATAATATATTATATGTTGATTCCGATAAAGATTATGATGGGTTTTGTGAGATGAACAAAAAGAATGAAAGACGTCGTTCAGTAACCTCATTTTACTTAAATTTAGCTATAAATGGGTTTATTGAAAAAGAGAAAATAATCAAAATATTGCGAGACATTCTTAGCACCATTTTAGATTTTATTCATATTGCTAATAAAAAAAATGAAGTAGATGAATTAACAGAAATAATTGCTATTTTGTATAATAAAAAGATTATAGACAGTTCTGAAGATAATGATGATATAACAGATATTATAGAATTATTAGCACAAAAGAAGTCAAAAGATTGTCCTAGTTTGTCAAATAAATCTATTTTCAAATATATGGATTTGGTAGAAATGTAATATAATCTTTAATTAATAAATATAAAATCATATTCTTTCATTATTTTTTCCACTTCTTTTTGAATAACTGGACCACTAGCGATCCTAATATTTTTAAATTTTTCTAATATTGTATGATCCGTAGTTAAATCAAATATTTTAAATATTTTATTTAATAATTCCACATTAGTTATATAATTGCTATTTTGCAATACCCAATCATAAAAGCATTTATCGGTATTTTCGGATTTATAATTTTTGAAATAATTTATTGTAATTGACAAATTAGAATTATCAGTATTGCTTTTTATATTATAATCGGAACCAGATAATATGCAAATTTCTTTAAATTCTTTTTGTGTCATATTTAATTCCATGAGTATACATTTCAAATTATATAATACAACACTGTGTCCAATAATACTAAAATATCTTAATACTCTTTTACAACCATATACAAACAAATCCATGTCTTCACTTAAACATGCCCATACCTTTTTATTAATAACAAGAGATGCACATAATTCATCTGCTTCTCCAGGTGCATCATAATATGTTTCACCATATGCTCTTATCAGATCTTTAATTTTTTCTATTTTTGACTTATCAATTTGGATAAATTGTCTCTTTAGTTTTTCTAATGTAACTAACATATCTTGTCTAGAATCTGTATTATTTTGGTCCAATGTATCATTTTCTTCTAATCTTAATTTTAACTTATTATATTCTTCTTTTGATTCTATTCTATTCATTTTTCTTTTTAGAAGCAAATCTTTTTTTTCCGGCGGTGGTTTTCCGTCAAATATAAATATTGGAATAATATTGTAATACTTAAATATTGAAATCATGTTATACATATTTTCGATAAGAGCATTTTCGGTTTCATATTTGTATAAATATATACTAATATCTATAGCAATACGTTTTCCTGATAATTCATTTAATTGCAATTGATGAATTGAATTGGGGCAATTTTGCCTTAAATAACGATTTAAATTACGAATTCCCATATTAAAGTGTTTGTTTATACAGTCTTATATTGGTTTACTATAAGTATCAATTTTATATAAATATAATTAATCTAACCCAATTCACAGATAGTCATTCGCAGATTATTAATAATAAACGAAGTATCTTTTTTCTTCTGTTTTGTTAGTTTGTATAACATAGTTTCAGCACAAACAATATTGTCTAACAAATTTTTAGTTTTGTGTTTTTTCTCTATGAAATCACAATAACTATATAAATTAGTAGTTGTCTTTTTGAAATTGATAAAGTGTGTGTTGTTTTTATCACACCAAACTAACAAATCCTGATAATTGTTTAATAAAATTAAAGTAATTATATAATACGATAGAATATTAGTATTTTCTTTGAATAATGTTTTTCTCATGTTTTCTGCTAAAGCAGTTTTCTTATATAAGTCTGTATATGTTAGTCCCATAAAATTTAATACTTTTACTGCTTGAAAAAAAGAATAAATTCGTTCAAAATTAATAAATAATTCAGCATTTTTTAAAAATGCAGTGACATCATTTTTATTTTTCATATGAATAAAAGCACAAAACAAAGAGTTCATTATTCGTGCCCAAAATTCACTATAAGATTCTTCTAAATTAACCTCAGAATTGACTGGAAAAATGTTTAAAATTTGGGTTTTACATAATGAGGAATCTATGTTAGAAAAATCTAATGCAAAATTATGAAACGATTCATGTATGAATACCTTAAACCATTCTTCTTTTCTGTATATTACAATTTCAGAAACTTTGCTGCAAGTTCTGGTAAATCCGGTGTTAACGTGGGTTTGTTCTAAAACCGAAATATTCGTGCTGGGAATCATTTTCAACAAACTGGTGTGATATATGAATATTTTCATATTATTGGCGCAACTTTTAGAGGAATATTTATTAACTATAAAGAGCCAAACTAACATATAGTCTACGTAATTGTTATATTTATATATAAGTGTTTCAACATTTCCGTCTTCTATTAAAAATATAATATTTATGTTTCTATCGAATATTTTAAAATGATATGTTAATGAATGTATGCTATTTTCATCAATATGTCTTCTTATTTCTGGTGGAAATGCATTTGGAGGAAATGTGCTTGGTTTCGGAATTTGTGAAATGTTAGTTATTTTGGTTACTTTAAGATTATAAAAGGAAGATCCCATTTTAGACTTCAAATTATGGATATAACTAACACCTTTTTTAATATCATCATACAATCTAGTTAATATGTTGTTAGTTCTTCTGGTTTGTCTAATGGGAGTAATGCAGTTATTTGTTGAGAAATAGTTCATTAATATATTGGCGTCTTTAGTAAGTCTCATAATAAAGTTAGTTATTATTTTTTTTGCAGAGTATTTAAATTGTTTTACAATATATATTTCGCCTCTTTAAATTGTTTTACAATATATATTGCGCCTCTTTAAATTGTTTTACAATATATATATGTAAAAAATTGATATATTATTAATTATTATTAACTATTATATATTATTAACTATTATATAATAAATAATATAATGAATTCTATTCATCCAGTATTCAATGATATTGAAAAATGCGAAACAAGAACATCTGAATTTGTAATTGTAAAAGAAACATTTTGTGATAACTTCTTATTTGTTCATAAAATTATTACAATTTTATTATTCCTTTTATTTATAGGTGTTATTGTAATTATTATTATTACGTATTTTTAGATAGACGCTAGGTTACTTCGCAATATCATCAAATCATCACATACCTCAGGTTCTTTACCTCTTATATGATGAACTAATTTTGCATTTTTAGTTTCTAAAAGAAGATGTTTTAAATCTTCATTTTGAGTAAATTTTGCCTCCTGTGCTGCGTTCATTTCTTTTTTATCTCTGCTTTCATAAAAATCAGGGTCAATTAATACTGATTTAGGCCTAATCAATTTTCTATTATATTTTCCACTTTTACCACCTGCTCCATTAGCCATTTCTGGATTTTTAGATAATTCCGTTCCTGAATCTAATGTGAAAGATAAATAGAAATCTGGATTATTTTTTTTGTATTTCGATGCTTGATAATAATGCTCTACTGATGACCAACGATGATTATCTAATGAAAAAGGCTGGACCCAATTATTATCTAGTTTTTTCCTCCAATCTTTTATTTTGGACAAATTAATAAATTCAAAAACAGAATTTTTGGCTATTTGTTCACCAGATCCTTCACCCGGATGTTTGTCATTCATAGAATTAGAATAAAATGAAAATACTATATTGTCGTCATATAAATTCATTATTTTAGCCTCACCTAATTCGTCTAAAAACTCAGATCTATTCTTTGAACCGCCACCTACCATATCTTTCATTTGTCTAAATTCTGGAATATAATTAAAAACACCCGAATTTCGCTCCATACATTTATTTATAATCATTTGTTTTATATCGTAAGGCAACTCTTTGAATCTAAAAATTTTGGCACTTCTGTATCCAATTAATTTATAATGATTTCCTGTATGATCCACTATTATATAAAATTCTGGCCTAAATTCATCCCTACTAACAATTAATGGATCAACTTCTGCTCCACACTTCATAACATGGTCTAAATCACTTGCTTTATAATATTGGCTAGATAAAATAATAAATTTTATATTCAAAACACGCTCCATTATATTTATTGTCGAATCATCTGCCCAAAAACTACATGTTCGAACATATTCCTTTAACTGTTCTAATGTATTTATATTTTTCATGAATTCAACATTTTTTATGTGTTCTTTGCTATATTCATAATCTCTACTCAATTGTGTCATTTCTTCTTTTAAATGTTTTGCAGCATTGCTTAAACGTTTGAGTTGTTCATTATCAATAGTTGAATTATATTTTTCTTTTATTGCATTAAATTCCTTTTTTTTTTCTTTATGCAATAAGAATGTTTCATTCATTGCATTCGAAAACATAACATATCTTTCTTTGTAACTTTCAAATAAAGTCTGGTTCACCTCATCAGAAACTTTATGACGCAACTTTGATACAGTTGTTTCTTGACCTATCGATAAAAATGCATCTCGAACGGTTGCAAACAAACAATCACCTCCTCCTTCATTATCAGTGAGTGTATAATATTTATTGCTCATAAATTTTTGAACCCAATTATCTTCATCTGGATTTTCATGATATTTTTGTCTTATATCTAAAGCAATTTTAGCATTTTCTTCTTTCAGAACTTTCGGAATATTTGCATTAGGTTTGGCAATAAATATATCTTTTCTGATTTGAGGAATTAATATTTCTGTTTCTTCTACTTCTTTTACTCTTTCTTTTTCTTTATGTTTTTTCTTTTTTTCAATTTCTTTTTTTTTCTCTTCAACTACAGGAATAATATCTTCTTCTGGAATTTTTCTAAGTTTATCTATCATATCTTTAGTAGCAAAGGTGTATAATAATGGACTATCTAATCGTTCTACATCTAATATTCCGTTTTCATCCATATATGATAATGCGTTTGATGAAGGAATTTCAAAAACACCAATTTGCAACACTTTATTGTTATGTTTCACTAAATAAATGGGAAAATATGTAATATTTTTATTTGAAAATGTATTTTTTGGGGTTCCTATTGCAACAATAACATCTAAATCTTTAATTTCTATCTGATATAAATTGCTCTCTTTGCTCAGATCTTCTGGATCAACACGTTTTAATTCTGGATAATTTATAGTTTTGTCTAATTTAGATACCACCATTTGTATATAAATTAGTTAGATTTAATAATTATAAATAACTCATTTTACATATTTATATATCTTCTTTGTATTCAAATACATTTATAAATTTAGAATAAACAGAGTCTCCATAAAAATGATTCATTAAATCCGGATGATCATTGTTTTTTTCAAATGTCAAATGTATTTGTCCTACTCCATCATTCATGAAATCAGGAAATATTCTTTCAATCTTAATGCATTTGCCTAAATCTGTATAATTAAATCCATCTTTTTCTATCATTTTGTATAATTTGCATTGTTTAACATCTAATACTCGAGTTCCTTTTTGTTGAACTAACACAGCATATGATAAGTCTTGTAAAGTTTTCATATATCTTATTAGTATTATTAGTATTAGTATTATTATTAAGTATTAATTATTTAATGATTTGAAATACGACCAATTTACTAAACTAAAATTATATACAAACATAGAAGTTGAAATTACAAACGTTAAAACATTTATTATAATTAATTTGTTTTGTAAAAGTGCCTGATTTATTAATTTTAATGATTTAGAACATAAATAAATAGAACCAAATAAGCAAGAAGATACTAGAATAGAATTATACATTTTATTATCATATTGCAATAATTTTAACTCAATTCCATAAAATATATTTCTTCATTTTAGGGTCATTTAGTAGGATATAAATACTGTTCCATGATTCTTGTCTTTTTTGAACAATTTCGGCATTTTCAAATAAACTCTCAAAATAAACAAGATTAAAAATAATGTCTTGCTTTTTACATTTTGCAGATTTAATATTTTTATCTATTCCATAGTAGGAGCAAATTTTAAGTAAATCTTTAACAGTATAATTTTCGTAAGTATCGTAATTTATATAAGGTTGGTCTAATTCACTCATTAAATTAAATAATTCAACTCTATCATCTATATGTTCTTTCTCTTCTAAAGTAAAATATATATTGTTTTCACTCATAAATAATATTTCTATTCATATTACTTTTATATTCTTTATTTATAATATTGTAAAGGTGTTAAATTAAGTATTTTAAATATATTTAATTTAAAAATGTTTATAACTGTAAAAAATGGTTATAACTGTAAAAATGGTTATAACTGTAAAAAATGTTTATAATTTTATAAGATGGTATATTTTATATTTAAACGCTTGAAGGGGCAGTCTTCTCAGCAGCAACTGGCTTGACAGTCTTGGCAAAGTGAGGAGCCATGTAAGTTTGAAGATTGAAATATGTTAGTTCATCATTCTTCTTCAACTTCAAAAGGCTCTGAAGTTTGGCATCAGGATTAATCTTGCGACCATTCTCCTTATCTTGAAGATTGTGACTACGAATATACTTGTTGATTTCACGAGTCACATCAGTGCGAGCCATTTCAGTTCCAGTTGGCTTCTCAAGAAACTTTGCTAGTTCATCTGAAATCTTAGTTGGCTTAACAAAACCGGATGGTTGTCTGTTTCCGCTCTTTCTCTTGCGCTTAGCCTGTGACTTTTGGGCGATCTTAAGTTCGCGTCCCCACTTCTTTTCCAAAGAACGGAATTCAGTCTTCAAGGATGCAAATAGAGTGCTTAATTGATTTAACTTGGAAAGGAATTCAACGGTTTGAGCAGTTAGTTCTGCACTATCGGTATCAACAACTTCAGGGACAACATCTGCAGATGGTGCAGGAGCAGGAGCAGGAGCAGGGGAAGAAACAGGAGCAGCAACTACTGATGCAACAGCAGATTCAGCAGAGGTCTTCTTTGGTGCCTTAGTCTTTGGAGCGGCAGATTGAGTAGTGGAAGGAGCGGCAGTGGAAACAGCAGGAGTGGTCTCAGCGACATCAGTCTTAGTAGATTTGCTTGGTTTTGGCATTCTATTATACTATAGTAATGCATATTCTTTTTAAATAGTTTTAGACCTAATATATATTATTTGTTATTAAATATGGTCTTATTAATATTATTTTATATTTTATTTTAAAAAATTAATTACTTAACACACCTACTAACATATAGTATACTTTTTGCATTATTTTCACATCATGTAGCATATTATAAAATAAAGTAATTGAATTTAAAATTGAAATATTTTAAAATTATTCTATATTTTTAAGAATTAAATAACAAAATGTCTAAATGCAACTCAAGAAAATACATATTTCAAGAAGCAAAAGATCATTGTCGCTGGAAAAATGTATTACAAAATCAAATACTTACAAAATCTGAATTACAAGAATCTAATTTACAACAATTTATAGACAAGAGTTTTGAAGAAATTTTATTATATGTACATAGTATTTGTGATAATATTAAAGGTATTGGAATGCTTACTATTTATGATATAACTTCTGCTATTTGTAGATATAATAAAATAAATATTGATAAAATATATATAATAGGAACAGGACCCAAAAGAGCAATTCGGTTGTTAAATATAACTCCAAAAATACAAAAAATACAAAATATAAAATTAAAATATGTTGAAATTGATGAAATATTACAAGCATTTAATGATCAGCAATTTGAAATAAATTTACAAATTAAAAATAGTAATAATGGAGATGAATTTGAAACTTATATTTGTAATTGGCAAAAAGACAAATAGAATTAGAATTAGAATTAGAATTAGAATTAGAAATAGAATTATAATTAAAATAAAATAAATAAATATAAGATCTTTTTTTATTTTATAATTATAAATAACAATTTGAATTATATATGGTAAGCCGCTTCATATAACCAAGGCATTGCAATGGCTGCCTCTTGATTCACCAATGTTAATGCACCTAGAACATAATATGCACCCAAACATTTACTATCTTTATCTACACCTGTAGTCACCATTCTTTCAATTACATCTAAAATTAATCTACGCTTTTCATCAATATTTTCTGTTTCACGAAGATAATGCCTAGACAAACTCATAAATGGATTTCCAGACGGATAACATATTGCTTGCTTTATTTCTGGACTTAAATTTGCACGATAACACCAAATATCAAATAATTCATCCATATATTTAACCAATTGAAATTGATTTAAAGACATAAACCAGTTTGAACTAGAATAATTTCCGAGTGAATCGATTATTTGAAATAATGACAACGCACGTAATTCTATTGATTTTGGAATTGAAACTTCTTGTAACACGTCTACTATTTCCGTTGTTATATTTATTTTTAATATTTTACTACAACGTATAAAAGATTTGAAATTATTTATCACATTTGCCGACAACGGCTTTGTATTAAATGGATTTTTAATAGGTCCTTTACTTTTAAAAATTAAATTATGCAATGATACTACATCAAACCCATATATAAAACCATCTTCATCTTTGAAACTAAAAAATTGTTCTGGAGAAATACTTGTTAGTTCATCCATTGTCAAAAAGTCTACTGAATTAGTACATAAACTTCGATCCTTAAATGCAGGACCATGTTTATGTATATAATTTCTTTGCAAACTACCTCTAAACAACTTTTGTATTTTAATTGCATAAAATGATAAGTAAAGATAAAAATAATTCCTGATTATTAATTCCTCTTTATTTCCTGCAATTTTTATTTTATACTCTTTTGCTATTTGTTTTAATTGAGTCACACTGTAATTATATTTTAATAATTGAATATGATCAACTGATTTAACATTTAATTTTTCTTTCCATTTACTTAATTTATTCATTGAATACAAATAATTATGTATATGTTGAGTTATTGAATATACTTGTTTTATTGATATAATAATATTGTTGTTATTGTCATTGTTAGTTAACAATTTGTCAGTTAATAAATTTTTGTCACTTAATATATTTTTGGAAACATTCGTATATTTTTGAGAATTTTTATCCTTATTAATTCCATCCAATAATAAACTTGTATTTGTAGAATTATTCATGTATTATATTATATATAAATAATATTATATCTTTTTATTATATATTTATATAATATACGTTGTTCATACAAACCCATATCCAAGTTGAATTATTAAATTAAAAAAAAATTGATTTAAAGATAATACTTGTAGTTATAGTATAATCTAATCATGGCTAATACTATTGTTGACGGAACTAATATTGATGTTAATGTATTCTCTTATTCTGCTCCAAAAGCACATGCTTCGGGAGGAAAAGTAGTTAATCTTTACAATAAACATTTTAAGGAATCACTTACTTTATCCACTCCACTTATGCTGACATGGGGAGCCCAAGAAGGACAAGAACAAGGAACAGGTAAACCAACTGGTAAGTGGACTATGTCACTGCAATTCCCAAGTGCAGAATATACAAATCCAGATGCAGAAGCATTCTTAACTTCTATGAGAGCATTGGAAACAAAAATTAAAGAAGATGCTATGAAATATTCAAAAGAATGGTTCGGCAAGGAGATTAAGAGTGCAGAAGTAATTGATGAAAAATTTAATGTTATGCTTAGACATCCTAAGAAATCTAAGGGTTCAATTGAAGTTGATGAAACCAAACCACCAACTCTCACTGTTAAAATTCCTCAATGGTCTGGTGTTTGGAAGCCAGAAATTTATGATGAAGATGGTGAACCTCTATATATTAATGGAAAGGTCAACACACATTTGACACCATTAGAATACTTGAAACCCAAGACTCATGTTATTTGTTTACTACAATGCGGAGGATTATGGTTTGTAAATGGTAAGATTTCAATCACTTGGAATTTGAAACAAGCAATCGTTCAAAAACCAAAACAAACTATGGAAGGAACTTGTTTCTTAAAACCTAAATCATCCGACAGAGAAAAGATGAAGTCATTACCTCCACCTGAAGATATTGATCCAGATGGCGCTCATGGAACAGTAGTTGTAGATGATTCCGATGACGAAGAAGTATTCAATCCACCAGTTCAAGAAAAAAAGGTTGAAGAACCTGTTGAAGAAACTAAAAAAGTTGTAGAAGAAACAAAAGTTGAAGAGACTGCAGTAGCAACAGAAGAATTAGAAGTCAAACCTAAAAAGAAAATTATCAGAAAGGCAAAGACTGACGCTTAAGTAGTTTATAATAAGTAGTAGTAATAGTAGTAAGTAAGTAATTAATTAAATAATTATTTTTTTCACAAATATTTTAATTAAAATTTAATAAATATAAAATTGAATTATTTTATATTTATACAATGTTATTACAATAAAATGGACAATCTTGAACTAGACAACGAAAATTTTGAAGTAGTAGACGACGACGAAATGATAAAATCATTAACTATCAGATATAATACAACATACACTCATGTATTACAAGACTTTAGTTTTGGAAATATTCCAAAAGAAACAATAATTGAAACTTATAAAGACGGCAGAGCATTTTCACATTTTATTGAACCCTGGCTGGCAATCAATTATCCACTTATACATATTAAAGGTTGCAAAAAACATGATCATGTAGATGCAAATGATGAAAACATAAAATATGATCAAAAAACATTTACAAAATTAGGATGTAAGTTTATGCCATCTAATATGATTGGCGAAGGAAGAACATTTAATAAAGAAGTTTTTGAAGAAAAAGCCAAATCATTAGTATATATCATTGTGAGTAATATACATTTTCCGGAAATAAAAATAAAGTTTGTGAAAGGTATTGATTTAATTATTGATTATCCAGATGGCAAAATACCGTTAAAGAACTTTGATAAATTCTTTAATTAATTCTTGTTTTGATATTGATTTAGGACCTACAGTATTATTAAATGCATAATTTATTTTAGACACATTATTTATATTTTCTTTTATTCGTTTGTTATTTGTAAATTTAATAAAATAATGAGATTGAATACTTTTATCCTCTACATTGGTGTCTATTTTTCCGGCATTTACTCCAACACGTCTAAATGAAATATCGGGGTTTTCAGTTTTATCAACAAATTCAAACCCAGAAGGTTCCAATTTTTTTGTAATAACTCTTTCATGATTCATTTTTTGCCAAATTTGAAATACACAAGGAACATCATGTTCCTTTCCATCAACTAAAAATGACATTTCGGGTAAATCTGTTTCAACCATAAGATGAAAATTTTGTGGAAATTTTTTCTTCAAACTTTCTTTTTTAAAACTTTTTGGTAAAATAAACGAAACACTATCACAAAAATTACAGGATTTTTTAATAAATTTTATCGCTAATGATGATTGTCTGCCAAAAGGAGGATTACCAATTATGTGTATATTATTATATTTGGTTTGAATATTAGTTGTATCGTATTCTAGAAAATCTTGTTTTTGAATTTCTTCATTATCAGGTTCCAAATCATAAAATAAATAGTTGCATGTTAAACTCTTAATTTCTTCTATGAACGAACCGTTTCCGGCACTAGGTTCTATTATTAAATCATTGTCATTTATATTCAAATTTTTCTTTATCAATTCTATACATATTTGAACCGTTTCTTTTTTTGTATAATACTTATCAATCGTATTTCTTTTTAATCCTTTATTTTGCTTATCATTCATATTTTCTTTATAATTCATATTATTTTATCTAATAATAATAATATTAATTAATTCAATTTTTATTTTATTATAATTATTTTATTATTTATTTATTATTTATTTTATTATTTATTTTATTATTTATTTTATTATTTATTTTAAAACAACTTTGACAATTATATCTGCTTTGTTAGTTATGTTGTACATATCCTTCTCAATAATCTTTGAAATCCCTTGACTTTTAAATTTATACAATTGTTCATGTTTAATGTACAACTTGCTTAACGGAATCAAAAATAATCTTTCACCAATTTTTAAACTAACAGATTTATTATTTTTAATTAAATCTAATAATTCTGTATCCACATCAATATATTTTTCGTAAAATATATTATTATTTTCGTCCATGGTTATATTAATAGGCAACTTGGGTTCACATAATACTATTATTTCTGTTCCATCTGGACCATCAAAATACAACTCATTATGCCACAATGGGACCAAATACAAATGTTCATCAACATACAATTTATATATTTTATGTTCTATCATATCTTCCAAACATGGTTGTAGTATATAAATCTTATCATTTTTATACTTTTCCTTTATGATCAAACTAACAAGTTCCAAAGTCTCTTCGTTTATATACAAAATATTTTTGTATTTGTATAATAAATGATATAATTCAATAACCTTTGCCTTATCCAATGTTTCACATTTTTTCCTTAAATATAATAATGTAATGTTTTCATAACCAAGAGATATTTCTTTTATTATATTCAGTAGTAATTCATTATATACTCCATTAAATAGTGAAGAAATAAACCCACCAAGGATATTTATATACATTTTAGACTCATTAGATCCAAATGAACTAACAAATGTATCATTATCATTTTTATATTCATTATCATTTACTTTTTCACTCATATTATTATTAAATAATTCTATTAATAAGTATTCATATGCTTCATTTATTTGTTGAAATTTTTCTTTTGCATATTCATCTTTATTCTTATCTGGATGCCATTTTAAAGCCAATTTGTGATATTTCTTTTTAACATATTCTTGATCTATATTTTCGTCTAAAGATATTTCTAATATATCAAATGCTTTTTGAATACTCATTTTATTGTTTATATCCATGCAAAACACTTGTTAAATAGAATAAATAACTCTCTAAATGATAAATAGGTCTATAGTTATTATTATAATATTTCAAAAACACATAAGTTCTCAATAAAAGTTTCGAGGTGTGGTTTTCTTTTTTTATTTTTGTTAGTATATACCAAATACATTCACTTATATTCAAGTCGTAAATAAAAATATCATACAACAAATCACGAAATTTCAAAAATTTTAATTCATTTATATTTTCCATCTCTAAAATGATTTTATCACACATTATTTTATGTGGACAAGCCAATTCAGTTATGTTAGTTCGTAGGTGTTTTATGTTTTTGATATTTTCAATAGTCACCTCTGCAGGTATTTTTTGTTGTATGCATTTAGAATAACCAACCTTAGACGGTCTTGGAATCGAAATTATTTCACAACAATTCAATATTGAATCAGGAATAAAACTAACTTCTTCTGTCAACAATATATACTTTATGTTAATTGATGAAACGTTATTCTCTTGCATGTAACTGTAAAAGTTTTCTAATAATTCACTATGAATACTATTAAATTTTTTACATACAATTATTCCTGTTTTATTATTTCTTGCTGACAATATGTCTACAATTTGTTGATATATGTCATGCCACAATAATTTTGAATTGCAACCTAACAAAGACATGTCAATCTCAAAATGAATATCACTGATTTTAAAATAATATTGCTTTTTGTCATAAATCAAATTAATTTTTTTTTCATATTTTAAATCACTTGAACTATACTTTTTTATTGCATACAACATTTGACTATATTTTCCTACCCCACTGGGACCATAAAAAATTAAGTTTCCAAATGAATCTAGATTATCGGGAAATCTATCATATATTTTCTCTAATTTGGGATGTAAATTATATCGTGATACTTCATTTGTATACTCTTTAAAATGGGTTTCTAAAAATTTCATTGTTTAGTTATAACAATTATTCTTTATGTAAATTATAAACGAAATAGTTTTATTATAATATATTAAATACAAACTTACAAATTTCTTATAATATTATTTATTAGAATGAATATAGTGAAAAATATAGATCAATACAATGAAGATTGTGTTTATTTTTGTGAAGCAATTAAAAACAACATAATGAATTGTGGCAATTTTATCAGAATCATTTATTCAAATTCATTATTCACATTAAACGGAATTTATATATTAATTCATATCAATTATACAACTGTAGATAAATATTACAATAAATATAAGTTTACATTTGATTGTGAAAGTCACAAAAATATTATTGACAAAATAAAATCAATCGAAGAAGGTTTATTAACAAAATCTAATATTTGTAATAAAACACCACAACCCAAAATACATGAACAAATTAAACATGGAATCATTAAAGTTTTTTCTCATAATGAAAAAATAACTAACAACTTTTTACTCAAAATTGCAGGCATTTGGGAAACAGATAATGAATATGGGTTAACATATAAAATTACAAATATATAATATTATTTTTATTATTTTATTATTGATTTTTTCTGCTACTGCTTCTACTTCTTCTTCTACTGCTTCTTCTACTGCTTCTTCTACTGCTTCTACTTCTTCTTCTTCTACTTCTACTTCTCTTATTGCTTCCTCCTACTTTAACTTTACTATCATATACAGAGTTTGCTGAAGCACCTGCTGCTAATGCTGTTATATTTTTTATTTGACCTGCATTTTGAGTTGAATTTGTTGGGTCAGTCACTACAGGAACAGTTAATCTATCATTATTTACAGATCCAGCATTTGCACCGCCTTTATGTTTATTTCTAATTCCTCCTTTTTGACCTATTAATCTAGCATGATTTTGTGCCGAAATTGATCCTGCTTTAGCTGCACTTGTAAATGGACTATTAGTTCCTGCTACATAAGATCCTCTTTGAACTGGAGGCATTCCATTGTCAGTTTGATTACTATCTGTAGACATTGTATATAATATAAATAAATATTATAAATATTATAAATATTATATTTATTAGTTATTATTTAAATATTGTATTCTAAACTGATAATATAATGGATGAGAACCAAAGACTACATTTACAAAAAATGATTAGTGCAAATAATGTGGAAGACAATACTGATTTAATTCGAAAATTAAAACACAGTCATATATTACGAAAAAATGTAAATAACTTAATTATGTTGAAAGCGAAATATGTTGACGACCCTGAAAAAGTTCATTTAGATGCTATGATTGAATGTGGGTTTTTGTTTACTTATTATACTGATATTTACAATAAAATAAGAAAAGATGAAATAGATTTGAAAATATTGTTTAGGGCATTTAACGTGTTGCAGGACATCGAAGATGGAAAATTAGATCAACATACTGGTGCGTTTGAATTCGGAAAATTACTTAAGGAAATTTATGTAGACAGCGCATTAAGAAAAGCGGAAAAGTTAAACGCAGAAAATGGAGAAAAAGAACCGGAATACAAGGGTCCACAAGTAAATATAAGTTGGTCTCAATTTAAGTCATTAAATAATAAAAAGAAATAATGATTTTTATTTTAATTTATATATATTGGATTGCATTAATTGTAATAATAATTCAAAACGTTTATCTAATATGTTAGTTTGTTTTTTGAAATCATTCAATTCTTTTTGCAAACATAGTGATATGACATTTTTCACATATGATTTTTTATAATCTTTAATTTTATTATTACATATTATAAGCGTATTGTTTAATTGTTGGACTATTTCAGTTGTAGATAACAGTGCATATCTGATTGGTTCTTCAATACGTTCTAAAATGGGTGTATTTGGCACGTTTAACTCTATCAATGTAAACCCTTCTTGCACTTCATTCACAATATTCAATGATGCTAAATTGTGCTTTAATTCTTCATATTCTTTGTTGTCATTACTATGTTTTTTTAGTATGTCAAAAATAAATGATTCAATAATCTTTAATTTATTTATTATATCACTTGTTTGTAATTCATTTTGAAACAAAATACTATCACAATCTTTATGTTCAGATATAAATTTTACTACATTTTGAGAAGATGTTATAGATGTTGATAAAGCAGATATAGAATAAAATAATAAATTACACGTCATAAAAGGAACACTTGTATAATAATATAATTTCAATAATTCCATATTATTATATATAATTTATATTTTATTTGTTTATCCTTGCGTCGAATAATACCGCAAAATGATTCCTATAGTAATTACACTAAACAAATTTATTAAATCAACTAGAACAGATAGCGAAAAATTAACATTTGAAAATATTTCTGAATTGCTATTTTTACTTCTATCATAAAAAGAATTATAAAATATAAGCATTTGAAATCCTGAAAATATAATCGATAATAATAAAAAACCATTGTAATAACTAGATACTTGTCCGTTTACAATTTTATCAAAATATGTGTATAAATAATATATAAGCACTGATATAATACATAATGTCATTAGTATTGGAAATATATCTAATATAATTTGTATCATGTATTTAAAAATGGATAAAAAAGATGTGTCATTTTGTGAATTTGGTATTTGCTTCTCATATAAAATCGATAATGTAATCAGAAATAATCCAAGAAATAATCCAAAATAACCACTTATTAATGCATACAAAGCATTTTTATCTTCTACATTAAATGTTATTATAATTATTACAAATGATGCAAATATAATAGAAAAAGGAACCGCCATTATCTTTTTAAAGTTTTCAACTTCAACCATAATTTATATATATCTATATAATTATACAATATTAGGAATATAATTATACTTCAAAACTATATTTTATATTTTATATTTTATATTTTATATTTTATATTTTATATTTTATATTTTATATTTTATATTTTATACTTATTTAGAATTCTTCAATTCATCTATCTCTTTTTGCATCATTTGTATCTTATCAACTAACAAAGGTATCATTTCTAAATAATTCACTGTTTTCAACATTCCATTTTTTTTATCTGGCTTCTCATATATTAATTCAGGAAATTCACTTTCAACGTCTTGTGCAATAAAACCGTAATGTATTAATTTTTTATTGTCACTCTTAAATGTATATGACGTTGGTTTCAAATTCATTATTTTATTCGTAGTTTCTGTATTAATTGGCGTTATATCTTGTTTAACTTTTGCATCAGAAATTCCACTTAAAGTTCCATAATAAATAGTTCCAGGAATATAGATATTTTGTATGGTTGTTGGAGTTAGAGTTGTTGTTGGAGATAAATCTGGTTTTGTTTTATCTATTTTCCACAGTAAACTCGAATTACCTAGATTAAAATTTTTTACAATAGCACCACCTGTATTTGGTTGTTTTCCACCATAATTAACATTTATACCATTTCCATTCATATTATATATATATTTGTAAAATATAAATATAAAAAATATTATACTAATTAATAATATATGAGTTATAATCTTTCTACTAATCATCCTTTAATTAAAAATTTCAACAGTTATTTATTAGAGAAAAAATATATTAGCATTCATTCTGAAGACAGAGATATTACTAGATATCCTAATTCGGCCGAATTTGAATTACTGTTACCACAAGAGTATTTAAAAGTTGCATCTGTTCGTTTATATTCTTGGTCTTTTCCTGCAAATTATAATGTATTTTCTTATTTTAATCATAATATTGCTATGGGTTTCACTTTTAATAAATTATATAATCCAGGAGAACATAGTGTTAGTGACCCTTTATTAGAAGGTATATTTGCAGCATTATATAATTATATCAATACTAAACGAGAAATTGAATTGGTCATCGAAACTGGCTTCTATACTCCATATCAATTGGCCACAGAACTAACAAATAAATTTAATACAGCAGTTACAGAAATTATTAATACATTTTTCAATGAAAATCCTGTTACATATGCTGCTGCAAAAGCATTATTTACTTCTTATGATCGTTTCAATATTGTTTATAATTCGGTGACACAAAAATTATTTTTTGGCAACAATGCAGATCAATTCACATTACTAAATGAAACATCCGCAATCATAAATAGATTTACCTTGGAAACACGATGTTTAGCTAGAGATCAATTGCCAGAATTAGTTAACTGGGGATTACCTGCTTTTCTAGGATTTTCAAGAATTGATACAAAAACTTTTACACCCGAAGAATATTTAGAAACAAATCGGTATGATGCTAATATTGATAATTCATTAACTACAGGCCCAGTTCCCAGGTTTTTTTATGGAGATGCAGTATTAGATTCAGGAGACAATGGTTATTGGTTACTTCCTACTTTAACTGGGGCGAATGTATATTTTGTAGAAGCCCCATTTAAAATTAATATTATGGGACCCGCATATATGTATATGGAAATAGATGGTTGGAATTGCATTGATGAAACATCACCATATAATGTTTCAAAATTAACAACTCAAACAAATCTAACTAACAGCAGAGTGACTTCATCTTTTGCTAAAATTCCCATACCGACTACTCCTGTTTCCCAATGGTTCGATAATGAACAAGGACCATATAAGTTTTGGAATCCACCAGCAGAAAGAATACATAAGATGAAACTAAAATTAAGATACCATAACGGCGCATTAGTTAATTTTGGCCCATTTGAATATTCATTTACATTGGAATTATGTTTATTGAACCCACAACAAGAAAGGTCTCTCAGTATTTCAACTGCTAATGATTTGGCGCAAATTCATGGTTTTACAAATAATTATGTATAATACTTTCTTAAAGTTAAATTCATTAATAATACACATTAATACAATTAATTATTATTAATTATTAATTTTCCATAAATCATCTAATACATCTTTATAATTTGTATATTTTTTATAAACTGATTTATTGTTATTTATAAGTTCATAATTATTTATTGATATATTATATTTTAAACTAAAACGATAGTTAGACTCTTGTCCTTCTTTTATTCTTTGCATAGTTACAAAATCTAAATCATAAATATGAATTTTATTACCATTTTTTTCGAATTTTTTAACTACATTAGTAAAATAATATAATTCATAAATTTTAGATTGTATCCAATAACTTTTAAATTCATCCGGAAGTTCATTATAAGCACTCATTTATTGTATATTATTTTATATATTTATATTTAAATACTTATTTTAAATACTTATTTTAAATTTAATAATGATTTAATAATAATTTAACTACTCTATTTTATATGTTAGTTTAATCCAATTCAATAACAACATCTTATCACATTTTTTATAATCATCTTTAAATTCATTCAATTTTAAGAATTGGGGTGTTTTCATACGCGGTTTTTTATAAAAAATGTAATCCCCATATTTTCCATTTCGAATACTTAGATACTCATTCAATTCACGAACTAAACCTACTGGTTTTTTGGGGTCTAATATATCTTTATCCAAAAACCTTATAACATTCATATATTCTATTTTGTCTAATGGGATATTATCAAACTCCTCTTTAAGTGATTTGATTTCTTTTCCCCATTGAGCATAAATACCATATTTACCTTTTTTAATAAATAAATCTTTCCCTTTATATTTTCCAATTGCATTATTTTCAGTCCCCGTTGAATCAATTACATCTTCCAATGTGACTGTTATTTTTTCCTTTAATTCATCTAAGTCTAAATTTTTTTTAGTTGCAATGAAAGAGACTTTTTTACTTTTAGGATCACAATATTTCACTACTGGACCATGTTTGCCTATTATTAAAGAATGATATTCATCAATATTTATACAAAATTTTTTAAATTCAGACATAGAACATATCATTTCATTTAATTCTGTATTACATTCTCCACACAGTGACTGCAAATTAATAGAACCATTTGCGTTTGCTATTTGGTCTAATGAATCTTCCATATGTTTTGTATAATTATAATTGAAAAACATACTAAATTTTTCAAGTAAAAATTCAATTACTATTATACCTAAAGGTTGAATCACTAATTTATTTTTTTCGTTTCCAAATTCTTTTGTGTTTATAACACTGCTGACAACACTATCAACTAACATATAATCTTGAAATTCTATTTCTTTCCCTTCTATATTTTGTTTGACTACATATTTACGTTCTTGAATTTTATCTACTAGAGATGCAAATGTTGATGGACGACCTATACCATATTCTTCTAATAACTGAACTAATCGTGCTTCCGTATAATGACTTTTAAGTTCTATAAGAGTAAATTTTGAATCAATCTTTTTCGGTTTCATTTCAATATTTTTTCTTAATGCGTTCAAATATTGATAATGTTCTTCACTATGTTTATCTGGTTTATAACTAACAACTTGCCAACCCAAAAAAACCGGTTTCTCAGTTTTATATGAAAATTCAGTATTTAATGGACTCGGGATTTTAGCAGTAATTGAATTATATTGGGCAGAAGACATACATGATTCAATACTTCGTTTCCAAATGAGTTCATATAAACGAATTGCCTTTCCTTGTAACGAATCTTCTAATGAAGGGGTTCTAATATTTACATCAACTGGTCGAATTGCTTCATGTGCTTCTTGTGGAGCCAGAATACCATTTTTTTTTATAGCAACTTTTTCGGCAACAATCAAATGTTGAATATTATTACTTATATGTTGCTCTGTGTAATTATGCATAATGTATGTTTTTGCATTTTCAATAAATTCTTCACTGTATTTTTTACTATCGGTTCTCATGTAAGTAATATATCCCGATTCATATAATTGTTGAGCATATTTCATAGTATCTTTAGGAGACAAATTTAATTCATTGGAAGCCAATTGTTGCAAAGCAGATGTTGTTAGTGGTTCAGGAGATTTCTTAATAGTTTTTTTAGGATCACTAACATTGCAAATAAATTCAAATGCGTTTGGTTTGCATAATTCTAGAAATAACTGAACTTCTGTTTCTTTTTCAAATTGTTTATTTAATTCAAACGCTAAATTAAGATTGCTAAAATAACCTATTGTATTGTATACCAATTTTCCAGGATTTTTTTTAATATCTAAATAATTTTCATAAACAAGACGCAATGCGGGAGTTTGACAACGCCCAGCAGACAAACTTGAATTAGACACACAATTCCATAAAATTGGAGAAATAGTAAAACCAACTAACATATCTAATATTTGTCTTGCCTGTTGGGCATGAACTAAATCCATATTTAATCTTTTAGGGTGAAAAATAGCAGAACGTATTGCTTGTTCGGTTATTTCATGAAATATTATTCGTTTCGTATCTTTTACAGACAACCCAAAAAGATCACATATGTGCCAACCTATTGCTTCTCCTTCTCGATCATCATCTGTAGCAATTATTACATCATCTGCTTTTTGAATTTCCGTGCGGATTTTTTCTATTTGCTTTAATTTTAATTCCTCTTGGATAATCGAATACGTAGTGGAAAAATTATTTTTTACATCTATATCTTCTAGTTTTGCAATATTACGTAAATGACCGTAAGATGCAATAACTTTATATCCAGCACCCAAATACATTTCTATCTTTTTGCATTTTGCAGGGGATTCCACTATTACTAATGATGTAGGCATTGCTTATATTATATGTAATTTATCTTTATTTCATTGTCAAATATTTAATATTATTTTATTATCTAAATATATGAGTAATAATGACTTTGCCATTTTACCACCAACAAAATTGAAACGACACGATCCTGAAATGGAAAAATACACAGAATTAAAAAATTTAGCGGATGACATACTTGATAACATGAATTCTATTAAACACCGTTCTAACTTTATTCGTTCTCCGTTTTTTTACAATTCACATGGAACTGGTCTAATAAATAATGAAACAATTAAACAATTTAGCAAAATCATAGAAGATAATGATGTGAAGAAACATTTTTTAATTACTGTAAACACAATAGACGAATTTAATGGCAAACATGATGATAACATTGATGAATTATTTAAAGCCAGAAATAACGTATTAATTGGGGCAAAAGTAGAAGAACTTTATACACAATTATCGATAGGAATGAACAAAATGGAATCAAAGTCAAAAGATCTAAAATTTTATGGGAAACAAAGAGATATTATCAAACAATTATGTGCAATATATTTTATGAAAAAATATCAAAAATTAACTGGGGCTACTAACAGCATAAGAAGCAGGAGCAGGAGCAGAAGTAGGAGCAGAAGTAGGAGCAGGAGCAGGAGCAGAAGCAAAAGCAGAAGTGGGAGCAATGGCAGAAACAAAACCCTTAGAAGTATAAGACGTTAGTTAGTAAAATAAAATTATATTGTAATTATATAACCATGCCAACATTAAATAATTATTTCAATTTGATATATGTCAATTTAGGATTTTTAGCCCAAATAACAATCATGATGTATTTTAAATCTGCTTTAGAAATTAAAGAAAATTGGCCAATATATAGATGCAATCCACCTTATTGGGTATTTTCCGATAATATTTCAGATGATTTTACATATTGTGTTCAAAATACACAGATGAATATGATGGGATATTTATTAGAACCATTAAATTATATGATTTCTTCATTAACTCAAATAGCAGGCGGATTTAGTGACTCTATTAATAATGTGCGTGTCATGTTTAGTTCTATTCGAAATTTTATATCTGAAATTATAGGAAATGTTTTTGGTGTATTTTTAAATCTGATCATTGAATTTCAAAAGATGATTATTAGCATAAAAGATATGGTTGGAAAATTGATTGGCATTGTGATGACTATTATGTATGTTTTGGATGGATCTATTAAAACAATGGAGAGTGGTTGGTCTGGACCGCCAGGTCAACTGGTCAAAAAAATTGGATCTTGTTTTCATCCAAAAACTGAAATCAAACTAACAAATGGAGAAAAATATACAATGGAAAATATTCCTTTAGGCACTGAATTATTAGATGGTGGAAAAGTTTTTGCAGTGTTAAAAATAGACAATCCTAAGAAAGAACCATTATATAAAATAAAAGGAGAGGAACAAGACATATTTGTCACAGGGGAACATTATATTTATGATACAACTAACAAAAAATGGGTCCAGGTAAAAGATTATGAGAATGCTGAAATTCAAGCAGAAATGATATTAGATTATTTTTCTTGTTTAATTACAACAAACAGGAGAATTCAGATTAATGAGTTTGTTTTTTGGGATTGGGAAGATGATGAACTAACATTAAGACGAGAGGAGAAAATTAAAATTCAGTAGGACAAATATATTATTATCCATTTATACTATATGGATAAAAATACAAATATGAGTAACAATATTCAAATAGACGACAATATTAAAATGGAAGATACAGTTCAATTTGTAAATAAAATATATGACAATCTATCTTATTTTGATTTATATGGAAATTCAGTAATTATTTTTATTTTAATGACTTTATTTGTATTTTTAGTTTTTTCGTATTGCAAAATTATGCAAACAAAAGAAGATATAGCGGCTGATTGGGTTAATCAGCGATGCAAACCGCAAAATATTGCATTTGCTGGGTTAATTACACATCCTGAAAACTCAACTGCATTTCAATATACTAGTGAAAATTTTCAGTATTGTATTCAAAACATACTAACAAATATTACTGAGTTTGCCGTTCAACCATCTCAATATATGATTTCTGCATTAACCAAAATATTTGAGGTATTTGCCGAATCTATTCAACAAATAAGAGAATTAATGAATAAAATTAGAAACAATTTCAAGAAAATATCTGAAGACATATTTGGCAAAATATTAAATATAATGATTCCAATTCAAACCATGTTTATTGCTTTAATGGATATATTTGGCAAAATTCAAGGAACAATGGTTGCAAGTTTATATACTATGTTAGGCTCATATTATACACTTCAATCTCTAATGGGAGCAATAATGGAATTAATTATTAAATTATTATTTGTATTGTCAATTATTATAGCCGGATTGTGGTTGGCGGCTCCTACTTGGATAGCAGCAGCATCTACATCTTCTGTGTTTATAATTATATCTATATATTTAACAATAATTACTATATTTATGAGTGAAGTTTTACAAATTAAAACATCTGCAATTCCAAAATTACGTTGTTTTGATGAATGCACTCAAATCCCTTTATTGGACGGCACCAAAAAGCATATTAAAGATATTCAAGTAGGAGATAAATTAGTAAATGGATCTTATATCACTGCTAAACTAACAGTAACATCTGCAAATATGAAAATGTATAAATTAAATAATATTATTGTGAGTGAAAGTCATTTGGTTAATTATAAAGATAAATGGATAAGAGTATCCGAACATCCTGAAGCAGTATTAATTGACTATTGCAAACCATTTTTATATTGTTTGAACACTAGCAATAAGATAATTGAATTGAATGGACTGTTATTTAGTGACTGGGACGAAATAATAGATCAATCAGTATATGATAAATTGAAAAACAAAAATCCTGATATTTTAAATTTAGAAAATATACATGAATATTTAGACGATGGATTTGAAGAAACTGTTTTAGTAAAAATGTATGATGGTAAAAAAAAATGCATAAAAAATATTCAAATAGGCGATGTTTTAGATGATTTTTCTATTGTTTACGGTTTAGTTGAAATTGATGCGACAAAATTAAGGAAGTATAAAAATAAAAAATTTGAAAAAATATATCATTTATTAACTACAAATGGATATTTCAAGATAACAAATACAAAATACATAAAAGATTACAATGATCTGATAGATAAATTTATTATCTAATTAATATGTATAATATGGAATTATCTATGGGTTCATATAAAATCCGTTTAGAAATTTTAATTCTTATGTCGGTTCTCCTTTGGATTATATTTGGCAGTTTGTTATGTGGTTGTTGTAAAGTAAATTTGTTAGAAGGTTTAGAAAATGAAATTAGAAAAAAGGCAGGTGCTATTGCTATTAAACAAGCAAATAATGAAAATGATACAACAACCGAAACTACTACTTCTACTACTACTGAAGGATTTACAAATGGCAATCGAACAACCACTGGACCTATTTTTGCGGATGCACATGGACCTGATTATATAATGAATCCATCAACATGGTCCGCTCAAGCATTAACTTATAGTCAAGGTTCAACTCCAAGTCAAGGCGTTAAAACTATTTGGGATCGTCCAAAACAACCTATCCCTTTGCCTGAAAATGAATTAGATATTTTTGCTACAACTGCATTTAAACCAGAATGTTGTCCAAACGCATATTCAAATAGCACTGGATGTGCTTGCATGACAATGGATCAATATAATTACATGAAATCTAGAGGCGGAAATAATGTTCCTTATTCAGAATATTAAATATACTTTTACATCTTTGTATTTGTAACCTTTGTATTTGTACATTATAACGCCGATTTTTCCGCAAAATACCAAAACCTTTTGCATTTAGTAAATATTATTAGTAAATATTATTAGTAAATATATAATTAGTTTTTATCGGATAATAAAAAAATTGAATTAAATAATATAATAATATGATTAATATAACTTGTAATATTGAAGAAATGGATTTAAACCAGTTATCAAAGATAGAACTTTTAGCGAAATGTGAAGAACTTGGAATTACCAAATGTAAATCTAAAAATAAAGCAGAATTGATTAATTTAATAAAGGTTAAAACTCAAACAACACTACCATTTATTAATTTAAATAGTAGTGACAACAAAGATACTGATAATAATATAAGTAATATTATAACTGATAATAAATACACCGGTTCAGAAATAAATCAAGTTGAACACCATACTAGCCCGAACAATAATTCATTGAAATTTATAGATTTATTTTGTGGAATAGGAGGATTTCATCAAGCATTAACAAAAGTTGGCTTTGAGTGTGTATTTGCAAGCGATATTGATGAAAATTGTCGTAAAACTTATAATAATAATTATAATATAAAACCAGAAGGAGATATAACAAAAATAGAAATTAATAACATCCCAAAATTTGATATTTTATGTGGTGGATTTCCATGTCAACCATTTAGTAAAGCAGGATTTCAAAAAGGGTTTAATGATACTAGAGGTAATTTATTCTTTAATATTTGTAAAATTGTTGAAACACATAAACCGATGTATTTAATTTTGGAGAATGTTAGAAATCTTGCGTCACATGATAACGGAAATACATGGAAAGTAATTAGAAACTCTATTAAAAACCTTGGATATCACACTTATGATGAACCTGTATTGTTAAATGTTTTACATTTTAATATTCCACAAAATAGAGAAAGAGTAGTTATTATGTGTAAACGTATGGATTTAGGTGAATTGCCAAAACTTCCTGAAATTGATAAAAACCCTAAGAAAAATTTAACTACTTTTGTTAAAGACATTATTGATGAAAAAATTAATGGCATGATTTTGACAGGTAAAATGAAAGATGTTAATTTAATATGGAATAATTTTATTCAGGTATTGAATGAAAATAATATAGATATTCCAAAGTTTCCAATTTGGACTGATTGGTGGGATAATATATTTGAAAAAAACGATGAATTTTATTTAAAATATAAATCATGGATTGATAAAAATAGAGATTTTTATCTTGAGAATTATGATATTTTATATGAGTGGTTAAGTAAATCAAGAAAAAATAATAATTGGGTCGGTGCTGTAAGAAAGTTTGAATGGCAAGCAGGAAATTTATGCGATGAAAATAATAGTTTAAATAAATGTTTATGGACTGCTCGTGGTTCTGGTATTAGAGTTAAAAAATGTGATTATATTCCAACATTAGTGGCGATGTCTATGATACCTATTTATGGCCCAAAAAATAGGAAATTAACACCTATTGAATTATTGAGATTACAATCATTTAACGATTCATTTATTTATGACGAAAAATATATATACAAACAATTAGGAAATGCGGTTAACGTAAAAATGATAGAAAAATGTGCTAGATTCTTAATTTATGGAGAAAGTTTATTTAATTAGTTATTTAATTAGTTATTTAAACGCTGTTAACTATTTCATTGATAGTATTCATAAAAATTTCTTTAATTCGTAAATCTTTTTTATTTGTTTCTCTAATATCGCTAGGTTGAAATACTATATGTAGAATATCTATTGGCAATTTTGCTTTAATACCATCTCCACCTAATATTATATATTTTTTTAAATTTTCTTTTGATATTAAACCTGCACCATTTAAATCAACTATAAGCAAGTAATCTGAATAAGTGTCCGGTAATCCAGAATGAGTATTTGTTCCATTACTATTCATTAATTTAATTTCTGAAGTAGTTTTTTTTTGGCATAATTTTTTACCGCTAAATATACATCCTTCAACATATTTCATCTCAATTCTTAGATTATTAAGTTTTTTAACTATAAAATCACATCCTTGTTCCGAATCGCCAACATAAGTTAATTCATTATTGCTGTAATTTGCAATAGCATTTTCTAAAAATATTGCCTTTAAAAATCGCCATTGAGGTTCATTTAAATCCCTCCCAATTGATAAACATAAATTATGAAATCTTTGCCAGTCAATATTATTTAAAATCTGTAATAAATTAGTTTCTACATCTTTTTGTATTAAGTTATCAGTTTCGGTATTTTCTACACCAGAAGAGGCAATTATTAAATTATCAGTTTCGGATTTAGTTTCCATTCTCTATATTATAATAAGTAATATTTATAAAAAGTAAATCAATTTTTTATAATTAAAAATGACTAATTAACCTTCTTAGGAACAATTTCTTAGGAACAATTTCTTAGGAATAAATAATCTATAATTAAATATTCAAATACTTAATTATACAATCAGAATCTTAAAGTATATATTTTCAGTATAACGTATAATTATTTTCTTGTTAGTTCACATTTGCTGCAATAATAAATGGTTTGTGACACATCCGGCGTTATATCTATATCATCTCTGACCCAATCATGATTACAACTGTTTTTAATTTTTCCTTCAATAATTCCCTTCAATATTTCTAAATTTTTCATTAAATCATTATACGTATCAATATCTTCTTTTTCTTCTTTTTCTTCTTTTTCTCTATATTTTCCTAAATACTGTTCAAATAACCATTCTTTACATTTTACGTCAAAATAATTATTATTTAATGCATTTATTTTTGCTTTTATTGCATTTTTTCTTATTTTGGACGTTTTCAAATGTTCTATATCATTTGTTAGTTCTGAATAAATATCTAATAAAATATTTGTTTCATTCATCATTGTATATGTATATAAACTAACAAATATTTAAATGTTTGTTTTTATTATTGTTTTTAATGATTGTTAGTTATATCTGACAATAATTGTTTGTGTATTTCTTCCTCTTTTTCATACAATTTTGGAATTGTGGTGTTCATTTTTTTTAAGTCTGTTTTGACATCTTCAAAATATGCATCAGTAAATACTAAATTCTTGAAGTTTGATGATGTATCAGGAAGTAATTTTTGGGTTTGATTAATTATTGACACTGAATTGTCTTTTACTACTGACATTGGTTGCAATTTTTCAACAGCACCATCTTGTTTTTTATTAATTATTGACACTGAATTATCTTTTACTACTGACATTGGTTGCAATGTTCCAACAGCACCACCATAATATGTTAGATATGCATTTATATTTGTGTCAATACCATGTTCTTCCATTTTGGTTTTAACTTCAGCAATCATACGATCTCTTCCATTAATAATTTCGTTAAATTGAATAGCAAATGGTGCTATATTAAAACGATTGGCTGAATGTTCGCGTGAATGCTCGCGTGAATGTTTGACCTTTAAAAATATTTCAAACCAAGTATTCTCTGGATCATGATTACTATTAATAAGCATATTTATAAATTTTTTAAACACATCTATATTTATAAAATTATTTGGTTCCATATTTTCAAAAAAATTACAATCACTATCCATATCTTCAAATTTTTTTTTTCGTAAAGATATAAACTTATCAAGTATGTTCTCAATATAATTCCTCCAAAATGTTTTATACGAATTAATAATATCATTATCATTAACACCAAGCTTATTATTATCTTTCAATACAAAATTTGCATTAAAACTATCATTATCTTTAAACATATCAATATACTTATTTTTCCATTCAAGTGAAGTGGAATTAAAAATATCTGTTATTTCTTTTTGAAGTTCGTTAGAAATTTTGTTTATGACAATATATTCAGTATTATTATCAATCCAGTTGTCAATAATATCTAATTGTCTTTTATTGTAGAATCTCATCCTATTCGTATTAATATTTGTGGTAATTAAATCAAATAATTTATCATAGAATGATGCATAAATTATATCCATAATGTCATTTCTTATTTGCCAGTTAGGTATTTCATTACATTTATAGGTTTTACCAAAATCTATTAAGGTCACACGACCTTCCCCTTCTCGGTCTTTTATATAGTTGGTGTTTCTTTCAAATAAAGAGTTAAACAAATGAACATCTCCATGAAAATATCCTAATTTAAATAATCTGTAATGCTCATATAAACATAGTATTATTGGCATATTAATGTCTATATCTCCTAATGCCGTTGTGTTTTCCATATTTTCCATAGCAATTATTCCAATCTTATAGCCATTATGTGTTTTTAATATTTCATTAATTTTTTCCAAATTTCTTCTACCTTCATCATTATCAAAATGCATTATTCTTTTACGAAACCTCTCAAAATTGTCAACATTCAATATTTTTGTATATACCATTGATGGACAAATAGGTTCAAAATCATTTTTAGAATGTTTATATATGTCTATCTGTGTTTTTACTTCATTAATAAAATCTTCTCTTTGTATAGGATGCTTTTCTTCTATAGTGTTATTAAAATCATATAAATTCATATCATCCGGCATAATAAAGACAAGTTTAAGTATTATATTTTTTATTGGTCTAAGCATAGTATTAGAACGAAGTGAAAAATAATAACTACTTTCTATTGAATCTAAAAGTTTAAAATTAAATATTATACCATAACTGGATGAAGTTGATAACAACGATAATGTACTATTTGCAATAAAAAAATTAAATGCCTCATCAAATAAATTATAGTTATATACATAATTCCTGTTAGGATATGGGGACTTTATATAAACACCACCAGTTTTATAAATTTTAGATTTTAGATTTTTTGAATATCTATGTTTTCTTTGGGGGTTCTTATTTTTCTTTGTAATTTTTCTTTTTCTTGATTTTGTCATTTATTATATAAAAATATAATATTTTATATAAAGTTTACAAATATAAATAATGCAAAGCCGGATTGAAATTATCCGCCTTTTTAATTAATTTATCTACTATGTCTTTAGTTACCGTAAATGGAAATGTAACCTTTATTGACATATCTTCTTCAAATAAATTAGTGTCTGGACGCATCAAACGATACAAATTTAATTTTGTGTAAATAATTTCTAAACATCTCTTCAAATTTCTAACTCCATCTTCTTTATTACAATGATTTTCAATAATATAACATAATGTTGGATCAGGAATTATAATATCTTCTTGCTTGAAACAAACTTGTTGTCTAATTTTGGGCAACAAATAATTATTAGAAATATTAATCTTTTGTTTTTGATTATATCCTTTTGTTTGAATACGATACATCCTATCTTTTAAAATTGGATTCACCTTTGACTCATCATTGTAACTAAATATAAATAAACATTTACTCAAATCAAAATCAAATTCAGCAAAATATTTATCGTGAAATTGGGTATTTTGTGTTGTATCAGTTAAATGTGTTAGTATACCAGCAATTTCCTCTCCTTTTGGCGTATCACTAATCTTATCTAATTCATCAAAATAAATCACTGGATTCATACATTTGCTTTCAATCAAGATTTGAACTATTTTTCCCCATGTTGAACCTTCATAGGTGTATCCGTGTCCTTCTAAAAAACTGCTGTCAGTTGCTCCTCCTAACGCAATAAATGCAAATGGTCTATTAAGAATTTTACTTATTCCTTCTTTTACTAGCGATGTTTTTCCTGTTCCAGGAGGCCCATGTATTGCAATAGCCGAACCAATAGATTGAGGATTTGTTAATAATTGACCAAACATTTGCATTATTTGCATTTTGGCATCATTTAATCCATACACTGCTTCATCTAATATCTTTTGAGCATTAGCCATAAAATCATGACATTTTTCGACACCATCATTAATAGACACTGACAATGTTTTGTATTCATTAAATGGTATTCTCATAAATGTGTCGACCCAATTTTTTATTTTATAATATTCACCCGAACCAGGTTCCATATATCTTAAAGAACTTATTTTTTTCATAGCAGCAGCCTTAAAATGTATTGGAATATTGGTGTCTAATAATGTTAGTCTATATGGTTTTTCTACTCGAGTAATTTTATTAATTTCTCTCATCTCTTTTATTATTTTTTTTTGTTGGTTCACATCAAGTTTCTTGTAAAATTCAAAATCATTCATTGTATTTTTGTCATGCAGAATTTTTTTAAAGATACGACCATTTCGATCTTTTTCTTTCTTCATTTTTTTCTCATTTTTCATTTTTTCTATTTTAATTTCTTCCTCATAATTTTCTATACATTTTTGTATTATTTTATTATCAGGATTTTTAGATAAAATGAGTTGCAACTGTTTTAAAGTATCAGTATCGTCAGTATCACTTATTTTATTCTGTTTTTCTTTTTTATCTGTATTTTCAGTTTTATCTGTATTTTCCTTTTTATTTGCTTTTTCTTTTTTATCTGCTTTTTCTTTTTTATCTGCTTTTTCCTTTTTATTTAATTCTTGATTTTTTTCGTCGTTTTCATTTCTCTTTTTTGATTTTTTATCTGGAGAAGGGGGTGTTTCATCTTCATCAGTGTCGCTTATTGGATCATCCTCATTTTCTGTTGCTGTGCTAGAACATGTTTCCCATAATTCATCTTCTTCATCATCTCTATTTTTGTCTCCTATTGTAAAAATTATATTAAATTCTGTTGCTTTGCCTTTTTTATAAGTTATGTCTACATCCTCATCGTCTTCATCATATTCTTCTTCATCTTCATCATCATCTTCATCTTCATCATCATCCACATAATCATCATCTTCATCATCATCCACATCTTCATCATCGTCCACATAATCCTCATCATCTTCATCGTCCTCATAATCTTCATCATCTTCGTCCTCGTAATCTTCATCATCTAGTTTTTTGTGTTTTGATTTATTTTTTGATTTTTCCGAATCTTTTTTAGTATTTTTGCGTTTTGTTGTCTTTTTTTTATTATCATATTCTTCATCTTCTAGTTCTTCCAACAGATTTTTTTTAACTTTATCTCCTGCTCTTATTTTTTTATCCAAATGTTTAGATGGATATAATGTTTTCAAAAATTTACGATATTCATTAATATCAAATTCTTCATCTTCATCATCTGTATAAAACGATTCGCCATCATCTGTTGACGTATCTTCACTATGTTTCTTTTTGCGTGTTTCTTTTTCTTTACGTTTCTTATCTTTTTTAGATGATAATTTAGTCATATCTCGTGACATATGTGGTATATATATTACAATATAGTATTATATTTAAGTTGTTATTGATATTAATAAAAGTTAAAGTTTACTTATTTGCACAATATTTTATAGTCTAAATAAATATATAACTGGTAATGTATATAACTGGTAATGTATATAACTGGTAATGTATATAACTGGTAATGTATAAAATACTTATGTATTGAATAATTAAACTATATATATTAACATTAATTGTTAAATCATTTTAATTAATAAATAAAATTGAAAATAAACAATCTAAATATTATTTATTATATATAAGAAGAATGTCTAAGAATTCTGCAAATATGAATAATTCTAAAATTATTGGAATACAATTTAGTATATTGTCCCCGGAAGAAATTAGAAAAGGATCAGTTGCAGAAATAACAAGCAAAGAAATAGGAAGCAATAAACCGGTGATTAATGGTCTATTTGATCCGCGAATGGGTGTTTTAGAACCTGGTCTCATATGCCCCACAGACGGATTAGATTATATGCAAACTCCTGGTTATTTTGGACATATTGAATTAGCGCGTCCCGTATTTTATATTCAATATCTAGCAACAGTTCAAAAAATATTGCGTTGTGTGTGTTTTAAATGTAGTAAATTATTGATTTCCAAAGATAAATATAAACAAGCGCTCAAATTGCAGAATCAACACAGATGGAAATATGTATTTGACCTATGTAAAGGTGTAAATCGTTGCGGAAAGGATACTGAAGACGGCTGTAATTGTTTACAACCAAAAAAAATTAAAAAAGAAGGAATGTCGTCTTTGTATGCTGTTTGGGAAGATGGAAAAGAAAATATAACAATTCCATTGATGCCTGAATTAGTATTAAAAATATTTAGAAGAATATCTGATGAAGATGTGACGTTTATGGGATTTAGTCCTGTTTGGTCGCGTCCTGATTGGATGATTTGTGAAGTATTAGCGGTTCCTCCTCCTGCAGTGAGGCCTTCTGTAAAACATAATGCACAGCAAAGATCTGAGGATGATTTGACACACATATTAGTAAATATAATTAAAAGCAATAAAACATTATTAGAAAAAATACAAAACAATGCACAGGAAAGTATTATAAATGATTGGTCTGTTGTATTACAGTATCATGTAGCGTCAATGGTTGATAATAAATTGCCGGGAGCAAGTCCAGCAGCACAGCGTTCAGGAAGGCCGTTTAAATCAATTAAAGATAGATTGAACGGAAAGGGAGGGCGTATGAGAGGTAATTTAATGGCAAAACGCGTTGATTTCAGCGCACGTTCTGTCATCACAGCGGATCCTAATATTTCTATTAGAGAATTAGGTATTCCTATGAAAATTGCCAAAAATATCACAAAGCCTGTTGTGGTAAACAGACTGAATAAAGCGTTCTTAACCAAATTAGTGCAAAATGGACCCGATGTGTGGCCCGGGGCTAAAATATTAGAAAGACAAAATGGACAAAGTATTACGTTAAGATATTTAGATAGAAAAAGCATCGTATTAGAAGACGGAGATATCGTTCATCGTCACATGATGGACGGCGATGCAATTCTATTTAATCGTCAACCTACTTTGCATAGAATGAGTATGATGTGTCACATTGCTAAAATTATGAAGCGAGGCGATACATTTCGTATGAATGTCGCTGACACCAAACCTTACAATGCTGATGAAAATTTTGTGACGATAAACGGTCACAAGATGGACTAAATATGTCAACGTCGGCAACATGGGGCGTTAAAAACGTGCTACCCCATAGTGAATAAATCAATAATATAATTAGGCAAACAATATAAAGAGAAAATATATAATAGAATAATGAGTTCTACAAAACCCGAAAATGTCGCGTATAAACAATGTTCAAAATGTGATGAAATTAAAGAAATGGATAAATTTTATAGTCATGGCGCTACTTGTCGTAATTGTAATAATTTGAAACGACGAGAAAAGTATAATAATGATGGAGAGCATAGAAAAAAGTTAATAAATTCGGCAAGCAAATTTAAACACGATAAAGTATTAGAAAAACAAAAAATAAAAGAAGAAAAATCGAATGAAATTGGATTAGAAAATAAACAATGTAAATATTGTAACGAAATTAAACATAAAGATAGATTCAGACACAACCGTTTAAAATGTCGAGATTGTGAACGGGATGAACCTACCGAAAAGTTTAAACGTTACATAAGAACTAGAATTTATAATTGTTTACGAAATAAAAATAAAACCAAACATTCGGTTGAGTATTTAGGTTGTTCTTCTGACGAATATTTTAAATGGATATTGAATTATGATAATAAATGCTGTTTAGAAAATCATGGAAAAGAATGGCATATTGATCATGTAATTCCTATATCCAAATTTGATTTAGATGATGAAGAACAACAATTGCTCGCGTTTAATTGGAGAAATACTATGCCTTTATCTAGTGAAGAAAATTTAAAGAAAAATAATAAAATCATTACATCACAAGTAGAAGAACATTATAACATTTTAGTAGAATATCATGCAGAAAAAAAACTTGATTTGCCTCAAGTATATATTGATTTATTTGCAAAACACCTTGTTGCGGGAAGTCCCTTAGAGCCTATCTAATCTAATAAATTAGAGAATCACTACCAAATTTGTATTGGAAACTTTACAGATGGCCGAGATAGAACTCGGGTATGGTAATAATGTGAAGGATTGGGTGATCCGCAGTGTTACTTCCTACGTCCGTTATGGTAAGGATATGGAAGGCATTCAGAGACTGAACGGGTGTTGGTTCGCAATGATAGTTTAACCAACTTGAGCGAGCTTAAGATACAGTCCGGCCCTTTAGGAAACTATTGGGATCAACCGTTTGACGGGGATAGACATATGTAAACACATTTTGTCCCCAACAGGGAGCGTGAAAAGCGTGCTACTCCCTAGTTATTTGATTCTAATGAAGAATCAATTAGCAACACGACCAAATTGACGGGAAACCCCTTAGAGCCTTTACTACCACTCACCTTTGGAAACAATTGTGAGGAACTCGGTTAATAGCCGAACCCAATGGTAATAACGTAAAGGATTGGGTGATCCGCAGCCAAGCTCCTAACCTCGCTATAATAATAAGATAGAGAATGGAGAAGGTTCAACGACTAGACGGTTGTGGGTATTATATGATGGTCTAATCAACCTGATAATGCATAAGGTATAGTCTAACCCTATTGGAAACTTTAGGGAATTTCATGGAAATGAATTTACACATGCCACAGGATCCAGAATCAGAAGCAGAATTAAAAAATTTAGCAGCAGTTCCATATCAAATAATAAGTCCAGCAAACAACTCATCAATCATTGGAATTTATCAAGACTCAATGCTTGGTTCATACAGATTCACAAGAGAACATATAGATTTCACTCAGAAAGACGCAATGAATTTGCTAATGATGTTCAATCGCATTAATTCCCAAACTTTAAAAAAGAACAATAATGAACGCATATCTAATTTCGAAATATTATCACAAATAATGCCTCCCATTTCTCTAAAGGTGAAGAACAAACAATATGACGGAGAAAAAGAAAATGCAAATTCCTCTAATAATATTGTTGAAATCATTGATGGAACATACATTCGTGGACAAATGGATAAAGGTATTTTAGGAGCAGGAACCAAAGGAATTATTCACAGAGTTTGTAATGATTACGGAAATATGGCTTCGGCACAATTTATTGATGATTTACAAAATATTATTACGGAATATATGAAACAAAGCGCTTTTAGCGTAGGAATTAGTGACCTCATCACTGACGTTAAAACAAATGACAAAATTATCTCTATTATTACTGAAAAGAAAAAAGAAGTTAAAGACCTTATTGATCAAGTTAAAATAGGAGTATTTGAAAACAACTCCGGCAAAACAAATAAAGAAGAATTTGAAACAAAAATAAATAACATACTCAGTAAAGCACAAAATGACGCAGGACGAGAAGCATTAAAAAATTTAAACAAAGATAACCGATTTGTTGTTATGTTTAATGCTGGATCAAAAGGTTCTGAAATTAATATTCAACAAATGACTGCTTGCCTAGGACAACAAAATGTTGACGGAAGACGAGTTCCATATGGATTTGAACATAGAACACTACCTCATTATACTAAATATGACGATTCTGCAATTGCTCGCGGATTTGTTGAAAGTTCCTATATTGACGGTTTATCTCCACAAGAATTATTCTTTCACGCGATGGGTGGTCGCATTGGTCTAATTGATACTGCTGTCAAAACATCTACAACTGGTTACATACAAAGACGACTTATCAAGGGACTTGAAGACTTAATGGTAAATTATGATATGACTATCAGAAGCAATAAAAGTAAAATAGTTCAATTTACATATGGCGATGATTCTATTGACACTGTGAAAGTTGAAAACCAAGAACTTCCCATTGTTGAAATGAGCATTCAAGATATTTATGAACATTTTGCAATAAATCACAGTGTGAAAGTAAAAAATACAAATTTACCTATTGTTCCGATAGATCGTGTGAATGAATATAAAGATATGATGTTTACCGAAAAATTCATCGCAAAATCTATTTCGGGAATATTCTTAAAATCAACATATTCACGTCACAAAAAACAAGAACAAGAACTTACTCAAAAATGCGAAAAATATATCGATTTCATTATTGACAATCGCAACAAAATTGTTAAAAACATATTTAATAACAAAGCCGACAAAATTGTAAGAGTTCCTGTTGCATTCGCATACATCATTCAAAATATTATTGGACAACAAGCAATTAACAAAAATTCATTAGTCGATATCACTATGTTAGAAGCATTTCAACTTATCGAATCAACATACGCCGATTTAGAAACTATTTATTTTGCTCCACCAACTCAATTATTCAAAGTTCTATATTTCTACTATTTGTCTCCTAAAGACTTACTCTTGAATAAACGATTTAATAAAAAAGCACTTGACATTTTGCTACAAACTATCGTTCTCTCTTACAAAAGAGCCATTGTCGCTCCCGGTGAAATGGTTGGAATGGTTGCGGCTCAGAGCATTGGCGAGCCAACTACACAGATGAGTGCGATATATTCAGAGCATATTAGGTGTGTAAAAATTAATAAGACTACAAAAAATATTTCTATGGTCTCAGGACCTATTGGACAATTATGCGACGACTTGATACAAGAAAATCCTCAATATACTTTCAATACCGGACATGAGAATAGTGTGGAAACATTATTAGATGCATTAGAAGATGAATATTACATTGTTGGAGTTGACAAACAAGAACAAACTCATTGGAATAAAATATCACATGTAAGTCGTCATCCTACAAATGGCGATTTAGTTAAAATTACAACCAAAAGTGGACGTTCGACTACTACAACATTAAGTCATTCTCATTTAATTCGTGACGGAGAAACACAACAAGTTGAACCTATTAAAGGCTCAGAACTTAGAGAAGGTATGAGAATTCCTGTAACAAAATATATCGACAACACATTTATTAACGACCAAGTTCTTATTGGTGATACTATGAGAAAACTAGATCATTTATTTGGATGGTTTATTGGCGCTTATTTGGCAGAAGGCAATATTAATGGAAATAGTATATGTATTACAAATATATCACAATATTACATTGATAATGTTACAAAAATAGCCTTACAATTTGGCAAAACAGCATCCATTAGTAAATATCAAGGAAAATATGGACCAGGAGTTACAACCAAGTTTAATCACAAAGAACTTGCTAAATTTATTATCGAAACCTGCGGAACCGGTTCATTTGTCAAAAGAATTCCAGATTTTGCTTTTACTGCTCCAAACGAATTTAAATCTGGACTAATTCAAGGATATATGGATGGAGATGGAAATTTTCAATGTGACCAAAAACATCATCAAATTAGATCATGTAGTAGAAGCAATCAATTATCAAACGATATGTCATTGTTATTTAATTATTTTGGAATATTTGCCTCTGTAAAAGAAGAAAATGTTAAATCTTGCCCAATGTATAATCTTGTTATTTCACCAAAGTATTCAAAATTATATCAAGATAAGATTGGTAGTTTAGTTCACGCTGATAAATTAATGAATCTCGTTAATTATATTGAAAGAAACAACGCACATAATGTATCAGATGAAATTGATAAAATTAATGGAATCGGACAAATAATAGCAAAATGTGGTAAAACATTGAATTTGCCGGGACAAAGTCGCAATTATGGACGTTGGGCTAAAAAAGATTCAATCGGAAGAAGAACATTACAAAAATATATAGAAATATTTGAATCTCACGAAAATTCGCATTTGATTACTGAAGAATTACGTATATTAAATCAAGCAGCAAATTCTAATGTAATTTGGGATGAAATTGTTAATATTGAAATTATTCCAGGAGACAATAATGAATATGTATATGATTTTACAGTTCCAGCAAATCAAACATTTATGGTTAATTCAGGTATTATTGTTCATAATACGTTAAACACTTTCCATTTTGCTGGTGTTGCATCGAAATCCAATGTAACACGTGGTGTTCCTAGAATTGAAGAAATATTATCATTGTCATCATCTATCAAAAACCCATCACTCACTGTATTTTTAAAAGAAGAAGAACAAACAGACAAAGATAAAGCAAACACTATTCAATATATGTTGGAACATACCAAATTAGCAGAAATAGTAAAAGAAGTCTCTATCTGTTTTGATCCAGATAATTTAAACACATTGATTGAAGAAGATAAATTGACAATGTCATTGTATCGAGAATTCGAAAATATGATCGATGAATGTGCCGGCACCACATCTACTGTTACCGATGAAACCACAGAAAATGAGAAAACTAAATGGATTATTCGTATGGAAATGGATCCAGAAATAATGTTAGAGAAAAATATAACCATGGATGACGTCCATTTTACATTAAATAATATACATAAAGATGAAATATCATGCGTATTTTCTGATTATAACTCCGACAAATTAGTTTTTAGAATCCGCATGAATAACGTCTTCAAAAATTTGAAAAATAATAAAAAAGCAAAGGTCTTTCCATTAGATCAATCAGACCAAATTTATATTCTCAAAAGTTTCCAAGAACAATTATTGGAAGGAGTTGTGTTACGAGGCGTTAAAAATATTAATAAAGTTATTTTAAGAAAAATTAAAGACAACTTAATAGAAAAAGGCGGAGCATTCAAAAAAGAAGATATATGGGTATTAGATACTATTGGAACTAATTTATTAGAAGTATTAGGATTAGATTATATAGATTCTAGAAGAACAATCAGCAATGATATTATGGAAATATATAATGTTTTGGGAATTGAAGCCGCTAGACAATGCATTTATAATGAATTATCTGAAGTATTAGAATTTGATGGAGCATATGTAAATACACATCATATGGCTTTGTTATGTGATAGAATGTGCTCTACCAGCAAATTAATATCTATATTTAGACATGGAATAAACAATGATGATATTGGACCTATTGCAAAAGCATCCTTTGAGGAAACTCCTGAAATGTTTTTAAAAGCAGCACGTCATGCCGAATTGGATACATTAAGAGGTATTTCGGCAAATGTAATGTGTGGTCAAGAAGGATTATTTGGAACAGGCGCATTTCAAGTTGTATTAGATATTAATGAAATGATACATTTAGATGAAAAATATAAATATGAGTATCAAGATAAAGATGCGTTAATTGAAAATGGATTGTTTAAAGGTATAGAAAATCCTGCTGAAATTTGTAGTAAACAAAATCTCGAAATTGAAACCAATGTAAATAATATAATAGTTGAAGAAATGGGAGGAGACAATGATTACAACCCATTCGCATAAGACTTGATGCATAATTCTAAAAAAAATATTGTGTAAATATATAATGATTTTTTTTCAACCCTATTTGGTTAATCTATATAAACAAAATTTCAATGTTGACTTCATGTTTTACAGTATAAATGATTTGGCACGTATAAGAAATTTGGAACAAAAACCATTAAAACTATTTGCTAAACGAAGCCAAAGACCGACATTGGAAAAAATTATTAATAATATATGCAAAAGTATAGGACGCACTTATATATTTGAATTAACAACCTATTTGTTCAAGGAAAATCAAACCAAATATGATTTTATTGCTATTTCAAAACAGCCAATTATTAATGATGAAGATTTAATGAATAATATATTGGGGTTTATGATTGTAGAAAAAGGAGAATGCAAAAAATATCCTGAAAATTTTTGTGTTAATTTGATTTGTGCCAAAAATGTTGGAACTATATTAATGGAATTATATTTATATATTATAATAAATAATAACTTTATTACTAACAAAATTGGTCTTTTAGAACTTGGAAATAGTTACTATAATGTTGGCGGTTTGTGTATGTATACAAAATATGGATTTGAATTTGATCGTTTTTTGTCAGATGAAACATGCTTTAAATATTTTCCACCTAATCTACCAATGATTGTTAAAATATATGAAAAGTATGGACCAACGCTACAAGAACAAAATGAAAAACTATTGACAATTCATAATCGTGGAAATGTTTTTAGTAAACCAGACATATGTAATATTAGAGGTGATAGACAAACTTTATTGGGTCTTGCTTTAAACTTAAAACTTCCGCAATATATTAGCCATAATAAACCTACTGAACAAATGGACCGTGATCTAAGTCATTATAATTTTGGGGTGTATGTTAAAAAATTCCCAATGGCGGATGGAACTACTGTAGATTATCATGGGTTGTTAAATGAAATCAATAAAAGATACGTGAATATAGATAATTTTATTAATTCATTCAATAATGTAACAGATGAAGAAGTTTATATGTTATTAAACCAATTTGTAGAAAAACCACCTGTAATTAATAGTGCTAGTGCTAGTGCTAGTGCTCCTATTATAGAAGAAATTACTGCGCGAGTATTAAGATCTACAAATAAAAAAAAAAGAACAGCAGAAGAAGATCTTCCTGAACCACCACCACCACCACAAACAAGAAGACAAATAAAACAAAAAAATACTAAAAGAACACTAAACGACACTTATGACACAACTTCAACAGTACCATCAACTTCTGTAACAAAAAGAACCAAACAAACAGGTGGTAGATCTAAAAATAAAAATAAAAGTAAACGTAAACGTAAAAGTAAAAAAATAAACAAAAATTGAATTATTATATAATAATTAATGATAAAAATTAATGATAAAAATTAATGATAAAAATTAATGATAATGATTAATTATTATAATAGTATGTTAAATAAACATCCCGAATATGTTAGTTAATAGACATAAACCTACTTATTGGTTAAAATAATACAAAAATTAAAACTAAATATTAATTGTATTAAATATATTAAAATTACTTTGCGTATACTGTATTATATGAAAACATTTTATAATATTTTGCAAACATTAGTTGGTGTTTCAAATAAAGTATACCCAGATGAATTATTTGAATTACGAGATATTGATTACAATCAAACTGAAGAAAATATACATGCATTACAATTAATAAATAAAATGCATTTTATATTTATCAATACTGATATCAAAAATAATTTAAATAAAATGACATTTTCTAAATTCATGGCTTTAAATACTCTTTTGGAAAATAGTTTTTATGATAATGAACTTAAAGAGAAACTTTTAACCATTTTTTCTCTTTCACAGAAATATTATTTTTCTTTCATTCGATTCGCACATATATATAAAATGAAACGAAATCAATATGTGGTAACTGATGATCTCACATTAAATCCATTAAACATCAATCATAAATTTACATATACATTGGTAGAAAACAAAAGTAACTATTTATTTAACATCAATGAATTAATTACTATAATTGAAATTGCAATTGGAAATTCTCCTAATTTCTTTTGTCAACCGTTATGGCCAGAAAATCCATATAATAAACAAAAATTTACTATATCAACATTGTATAATATTTATTTTCAAATTAAATCAACTGGACGAATAATACCTCTGTTATTTCATCTATTTTTTCTTGAAAATTTCAACACCGAAAAATTTTCAGAACAATACGAATTGATTATTAGAGAAAATGCAATTAAAAAGTATGTTTTCAATTCTCCATATACAGTGTTACATAAATCTATCTGTTTAATGTTATCAAGTAATATTTATACTTCTCGTTTAACAATACATAACGAATTTCCGAAAGATTTACTTGTTAATATTTTCAGACCATATTTATTTTACTTTTATATTATTAATTATTTAGACAATTCAACCAAATATTTTAAGGCAAAAAAAATACTCATGAACAAATTGAAGAAATTTTATGAATATAATAAATTATTCGGTCGTAAAATGTTCAAACTAACAAAAATAAATAATAAATTTCGGTTCAAAGAATATTTCATAAATACCAAACATATATCGTTTTATGACAATTGTAGAACTAATACAATTGGTAATGATGAATATGGTAATAATGAATATGGTAATAATGAATATCAGGTAAATGCAGATATTCATGATGCTAATAATGATGATGCTAATAATGATGATAATAATGATGATGATGGTAATAATGATGATAATAATGATGATGACAATAATGATGATGATGACGATAATAATGATAACTGATAATATGGTTTTGTTATATAATATACAATTTGATTAGCGTTCATCTTAATTTTTTTGTGCCTCCTTTTTTTTTATTCGTTTTAATTTTAACACATCTATTGTTTTCATTAAGTTCTTTTCCCTCGGGACATTTTTTTGTTGTATTTTTTTTGGTTTTGGGTTTTGGTGGTTCAATAAGTATTATTTCTACATCATCTAATAATGGTTTACTTACTATAGAAGGTTCTTTTTTACTTGATTCTTCTGAATCTTTATCTTGTTTTTCTTCTGAATCTTTATCTTGTTTTTGTTTAGTAATATTCTTATAACTAATATTATTGTTATAAGTTAAAGACTTTATTGGATTAGCGGTATCAAAAGTATTATATTTTGCATACTCATTAATTTCAGATGGAATTAAATTTTCAAAATATTCTTGTGTAATATTATCTTGCAATAAAATGATTTCATCGTTTCTCAAATTATATTTTACTTGTCCAAATGATAAGTATCCTTGCGGTTTAAATATAAATGAATTAATCTTATTATAACGTATAAGTTCATCAGCCATACGATTATAATAAAACTTTTCATTGTCGCCTTTATTTAATAAGTTATATTTTGGTAATACTAATTTACATCCTTTCTCCGTAACCCTGCAAATCGATCCGGTTTGTTGACATGTTTCCTTTTTTCTCAAAACACAAGAATAAATATCTTTATCATCTATATCATTGTATTTATAAGGGAGATCTTCATTAGACGCAAATATGATATTGTCATGTATTAAATCTTGTAACAATTCAATAACACTTTTAAGTTGTTCACTATATATTATATTTCTTTGTTCACACTTTTTTTTGAGATTTTCTCTTTTTTGGTTGTTAGCATTTTGATTCAATAAAATTCGAACTGTATTTCTGAATACATTATAAAAGTTGGTTTCCAATTGGGTTCGTTTTATGTAATTTATTCTTTCATTGTCTGCAGATTTAATTGTTAGTGTATTTATATCTACATCCAATAAATTATTACTTTCAATCGTATACACTTCGTCATTTATTATATTTGATGATAAAGGAACTGGACTGATAATTGGAATAAAATGTTCTGTGTTAGTTATAAACCCAATTATAAAATCATCTTCAGCAACTCTAAAAAAATGTATTGATTTATCTTTTGTATCATTATAATATGATTTTAAAAATTCTAACGTTTCTTCATAAGTTTTCCATATATTATCATCCATATAAACAAAATCATGTTCACAACTTTTCTTTTCATCTTCATTGTGACAATTGGGGGTTTTTAAGTTAGTCAATGAAGACGGAAAACAAGGAATAAACCCTTCGAATTTTTTATTATTTTTAGCTAAAACACCTATTACTTTTCCCTGATAATTTAATACTTGCTGAGTGATTGAATATTTTTTTTTATGTAATTCTTCAATTAAAATATCTAATAATGGTGCTTTTTTGAACCTATAATCTTTCATGCTAGGAAAAGGTTTACATTTGTCATTCATGTTTGGTCCAATAAATGTTTTCAACACATTCCTAAAACTTTCAGGTAAGTCTGTATCGTTTTCTAAAAATGTTTTGATGATCTTAATTGTTTCACCATCAAGGCGCGCATATACGGGTTCAAAATAATTTTCGCGTTTAATTAATATTATACTCTGTTTTCTATTATCATACATATGGGATGAATAATGATTCGTCGGACATAATAATTCAACATTGTTTTGATCATTTTGAGAAATTTCCAAAATTATTAAATTGGCTCCTTCAGTAAAAATATTTGGATTAGGCATACAAATAATATCCCACAAATATGTATGATCTATTTTAATCTTATCATCCATTAAAAAGTTTTTAAAATGTTCCAATGATTGAGCCACTTTTTTTATAAAATTTTTAGTTTTTTTATTATCTACTTTGCTTTTTTGTGCTATCATTTTTTGGTAAAGTTTTGTTTTTGAATAATTTCTAATATTCACTTCCAAATCTGGATTAGAAAATGAAGTAATTAAATCTCCGTTTTGATATTTTATAAAATTGTCTAAATTTAAAGAATTTATGATTCTTTGTTTCATTTCTGTTATAGTCGGTATTTTGCTTTTTGTGTAAAATAAAACACTCGCAATGCATGCAATAAATGATTGGGTAGGATGGTGTTCAACCCCAAATCTAAGAAGACAACGTGTATTCATTTTTAAATAATATGTATTACTTTTACTCACTTGACAATTTTGATTTTTTTGTTTTAACAATTTTTGGATACTCATTGGCAACCACCCCCAACGTTGTTCTCCCAAACCTGGACCATATTTTTCCGGATCTTTAATGTATTTTTTTATTTCATCCACATTTTTTCCTTTTTCTTCTTCTTTCTCTTCTACATCATACTTTGGAGGTGCTTTCTCTTTCTCTTTCTCTTTCTCTTTCTCTTTTACGTCATACTTTGGAGGTGCTTTTTCTTTTTCTTTTTGTTTTTGTTTTGCTTGACAATTATCTCTTCGTTCTTTTACACCTGGAGTGTCCCAATTTTTGTAACAACAAGGAGCACATAAACCAGTTGATGTGTTTTCTTTGTGAAACCCTGGATACTTTTTACCATCTTCATCATAAAATTTATAAACATATTTACCTTCTGGAACTGTTTCTGCTTTTTTTGGTATAATTGCATCTTCTATTTTGTCTACTTTTGGACCACATTTTCCATCTAATATGTCTTGTTCTGTCACAACTTTTTCTGTCAATAAACACCAATATTTAGGACATGTATAATAATACGGATTATCATTTTCATCTGAACCATATGAAATGAAATCCGCTTCTTCATCAAATTGACCTTCTCTCATCATTTCATCTTTTTCTTCTTTTGTTAATATTATTGGTTGTCTCCGATTACTCACAGAATTGGGACACATTCGTATATATGAATCTGAATCATTTATTTTATTTTTTGTATTGTCTCCAAATAAACGTGGCATTCTTTGTTCTAATCGTCCTGTGATTGGATTAGGATAAGTTAAACTCATACCAGTTATATCTTTAATTTTATTAATTGGATTTATTGACTGCAAAACATTTGTTTTACCTATTTTATCATCATAATTCTCCTCTATAAATACTATTGGTTGATTCACTTTCTTCTTTCTATTCACATTAGTCTCTTTCTTCTCTTTCTTCTTTTTATTTTTTTTATTCTCATTATTCTCATTATTCTCATTCTTCTCATTCTTCTTTTTTTTCACATTCTTTTTAGCAACAGCATTTACGTTATTTTTATTTACATTTTCAAAAAATTCAATTTCTTCCAAATCATCGAAATAAACAATATTTTTTTCTCGTTTATTTTCACTTGTATTCTGCGTCTGATTTAAATCTTCTTTATCTGACAAAGATACAATGTCACTTTTCACACTTTGTTGAGAATTACTCATTACTATATATATATAATTATTAATATAAATTAATATTTATATAATACTAAAGTATAATATAAATAATTTAGCAATATTAATTTTAAATAAAACAATTTAGCAATATTAATTTTTAAATAAATAATTTAGTAATATTATTTTTTAAATAAATAATTTAGTAATATTTAATTAAATAAAATAATTTAACAATGCTAATTTTAAATTTTTTGTTTATATAATATATAATATGGCGCGCTGTAAAAAAGGAACTAGACGATGTAAATACACAAAGAAATGTGTAAGCAAAGTATCACAAAAACGTGATACTAAATGTCGAAGAGGACATAGACAATGTGCTAATAGAGTCTGCTATTTATCAAAACCTAACATCACAGCAAAAAGTTTGAGATCAAGAAAACCAAGACATTAATAAATTTTTAATGTTCTTGCGCTAGGATCTGTTGCGTCTGTATATTTAGGCATCCAATAATAAGGTAAAATATGAATGCAATTTGGATATTCATTTTCAAAAATATCCTTATAATATCTTTTTTCCAAATCAAGTGAAGGTTTATGATCTTCATTTGTTTTCTTCTTATAATGTTCCGCTATATATTCTTGAAGAATTGTAAATAATGTTCTTTGTTGCGAACTAACCCCATCGCTAAATGCTTCCTTTCTTCTGTATAATATTTCATCTGGCAAGATTTGGCGAATCTTTAAATCTATAAAAAATGCATAAATGAAACTATGTCGCAATAAATGTTTTTCTTGTTTTTTTTCATTATTATGATTACGAAAACAAGGTGGTATAGATAATATATGATTGACAAATCCTCTGTCTAAAAATGGTGTTCTTGGTTCCAGTCCATTTGACGAAATGGATTTGTCGGATCGCAACACATCAAATAAATGTATGTCTTTTAATAATCGTCTGGTTTCCTTATCAAATTCAATATCATCTGGACAATTATTCATATACAAGTAACCTCCAAATAGTTCATCAGAACCGTCACCATTGAATATAACTTTGGCCTCCGAATTGGCTGCAATATATTTGCCGATCAAATAATTACCAATACTTGCCCTAACAGTTGTAGTATCATAACTTTCAATTGCCTTTATTACTTCTGGAATGGCGTTAAACATCTCTTCTTCGGTAACAATGATTTCAGTATGTTTGGAACCGATGTAATCGGCAACAATTCTGGCATATTTAATGTCTTCGGAGTTTTCTAAACCGATGCTATAAGTTTCAATTTGTTTCCCTTTACCACGAAAATAATCGGCAACCAATGCAGCAATCAAACTGCTGTCTAATCCGCCACTTAACAAGCATGCAACTGGTCGTTCCGTAGTATTGCATCTTTTAATAACTGCGGAATTTAAATGTCTCGAAATATTATGAAATAACTTATGACTTGATGGGTTTGATAATGTATTAAATTCGCGGTGATCAGCAATAGTTGTAGAAACAGCAGGAATGAAATATTTTTTGTTGTAAATTACTTGTTTCCAATCATTATGTAAAATAGTGATAAATTTAGAATAAGTTCCTGGTTCAAATTGTTTTAATGTGTAATCAATAGTATCATAAAAATGATTCAAACACTTAAGTTCAGAAGCAAACCCAGCAACTAGTGGATTAAAATATTGAGTCATAAATAATTGTTTTTCTATTTTCTTTTGTAAAACGTATAATGGTCTGACTCCAAAAGGATCCCGTGCAACATATAATTCTCCAATATTCTTATCATATAAGACAAATGCAAACACGCCGTCTAACATACACAATGTTTGTTCCATTCCATATTTCAAGTACATATGAATTATAACTTCGCAATCGGAACCAGTTGTTGGATTAACTTTCATACAATTATATAATTCCTTGTAATTGTAGATTTCTCCGTTGCAAATAAGCGATATACCGTTAAAATGGATAGGTTGATCTGATTCACTGTTTAGTCCATTGATTGCAAGGCGATGAAATCCAAAAACAAAATCAGGTTGTTCTGAATAATGAAGTGTTGAAGTTTCAGGGCCTCTGGATTTACCTTTATCAAATTGTTCTTTTATAGTTTCTTTATTGCATCCAGATGCATTCAATAAAGCAAAAATTCCGCACATTATAATACACTATATACTAACAATGCTTTTAAATTGTTATAATAATATATTAATTTTAGAACAACTTAAATACCAAAATACATAAGAAAATATATTTAAATAAATAAACACAATTATAATAATATAAACTTTATTATATAATATATGGAATATCCAATGTTTTCAAATATAACTCATTCTCTTTTTTTTGACGGATGCAGCAAAGGCAATCCAGGAAGAGCAGGAATAGGCTCTGTTATTTACAATAATGATGTAGAAATATGGGCTTCCCATAAATACATTGGAGACAATAAGACTAATAATGAAGCGGAATATTCTGCATTATTATTTGGATTAGAAAAAGCATTAGAATTGGAAATTAAAAAAATATGTGTTTATGGAGATAGTATGCTTGTAATAAAACAAATGAACAATCAATATAGAGTAAATGAGCCCAAATTGATCCCATTATTCAACCAAGCAAAATTGTTGATAAACCAATTTGATTTTATTGTATTTTCTCATGTATATAGAAAGGACAATAAGCGTGCCGATGAATTGTCGAATATGGGTATAACTAACTAACATTTATACCGACCAAAAAGAAAAATAGAAAAATTTGTAAAGACCGAAAATATATATTTTGAAAACAACTTAAAGACCGAAAATATATATTTTGAAAACAACTTAAAGACCGAAAATATATATTTTGAAAACAACTTAAAGACCGAAAATATATATTTTGAAAACAACTTAAAGACCAAATAATTGCATTTTTGAGTAAAAATATTAAATAGATGTAGGTCTACATCGTGACTCGAAACCAAGAATGTGTTTGAATAATTTTCTTTATTACGAAAGATGGTAATATATTTCTTTATTAAAGTAAGTAAAATAAATCTCAGTAAGGCCCGAGTACGCGAGTACATCGACCATAGTTCCGCGCCGATTTTCAAAAATGGACAAAAATAAATGTCCAAAATTTGAAAACCCTTTGATTCTATTGAAAATCGCATGCGTACTCACATTTGTGAGCGTAATGCTCTCAAAATCTTTTTAAATGCAAATTTTATGTTAGCATAATTTTTGTCCATTTTTTTGGACATTTTTTGAGCGCGTTTTTTGTTGACAAAATTTGCGCGAAAAAACGACAGTTTTTTTCACATACTCACTCGAGAGCATAATATCGTCACACCATAGGTCATGTCAAAATGAAAATGAGAGCATTTTTGAAAAATCAACGCTTTTCAACATTTTTGTCAACAGAAAAAACGAAAATCAACATTTGTCAACAAAAAACGCGCAAAAAAACGACAAATTTTTTCACACATCACATCATTACGTTAATATCGTCTGAAGCATTCAAAATGCAAAAATATTTTGTGAGCGTTTTCGATTTTGTCAACAAAATCAACAAAAAAAACGAAAAAAACGACAGCGCATTTTACGCAGAAATGAGAGCAAATAGGTCATAATTATTTATTGAATACATATTATTGTTTTTCACACCATTTCAATGAGACTTTTTCATATACAATAATAAAGAAATAGACGACAATATAAAATATAACATTCATTAGTTTCACAACTTATTTACACAAACAAATAACTTTTTATGTATTATTCCTCCAATTTGATAAATATATATTTTCCAATAAAACTCGTTTAGGAGTTTTTTCTGTTGATAAATTAATCGCAAATGTCAACAGAAAAAACGAAAAAAATCACTGTTTTATATGAATGCACATATTGTGACTATATTACAAGCAAAAAAACAGATTATAACCGACACAATACAACCCAAAAACATATTTTCAACATTTCGAGCACAACAATCAACGGAAAAAACGAAAAATCATATATATGCAATAATTGTGAAAAAATATTCAAAGAACGCAGTGGATTATGGAGACACAAGAAAAAATGTTGTCAACCTAGTAATGAAGTAGAAGACTATAATATCAAAGATAAAGATTCTTTGGTTTTACAATTGTTAAAACAAAATGTTGATCTTCAAAAATCATTGATTGAAATATCAAAAGAAAAAACAATCACAAACAATACCAACAATAATTTTAATAATACAACTAACAATTCATTTAATTTGAATCTTTTTTTAAACGACACATGCAAAGATGCAATGAATATCAGCGATTTTGTTAGTTCAATCAATTTTAATTTGGATGATTTAGAAAACACTGGACGACAAGGCTACATTCAAGGAATCACTCATATCATTCTGAAAAATCTCAATAAGTTAGAACAATGTTTCCGACCTTTACACTGTTCCGATTTAAAAAGAGAAGTTTTGTACATTAAAGACAATAATGAATGGATAAAAGAAAGTTGTGATAAACCAATACTAACAAAAGCAATCAAAATAATCGCTAATGAAAACATTAAACAAATAAAACGTTGGCGCGATAAAAACCCTGATTGCACCGATTATAATTCCAAGAAAAACAATTTATATTTGAAGATTGTTAGTAACTCAATGAATGGAAGCACAGAAGAAGAAGGCAACAAAAATATTAATAAAATTATTAGTAATGTTGCAAAAGAAGTAACTATAGATAAGACTTAATTATAATTCAAAGATAAATAATTTAAGGATAATAACAGTAATTATAAAATGACATTTATTACTTTTATTTATAAAGTTGGAAAAAATAATAAGACCTATTATGGAAAATATTGCAGTGATTATATATCTGATGACCATGAAGGCCTTGATAATGAAGTTAAATATGCTTTAATAAAAGGATTAAATGAGTATAGAAAAAAGAATAATAATCAAAAAATAAAGATTGGAATATTATCTTTTTCATCAAATAATATTATTCCAACTTATTCAAGTAATAATGAAATAAAATGTTTTGATTTTTATCATGATTATGATAATAAAATATATATAAATGGGAAATTAGTATAAAGTATTATTTGTCAGAAGACAACAATGAACGCATTTTGTTTATCATAATAGTCCATATATTCTTTTTTTGATCATCATTATATTCTTCTTCTTCATCATCAGACATCTCTTCATAAACATTCAATGATTTTATTTGTTCAATCAATCGAGTTGCTTCTTCATCAGTTAATGTAAAATCAACATCTTTTACAGATACTTCTTCTTTAACATCTTCTTCTTTCATTAAACCCTCTTCTAGTGCCCTAAGTTCCGCAATATTACTCATTTATATATAAATAATATTTTAACTTAAAGAATAGTTAACATATTATATTTTTATGGCAGGTTACCAGAGTTGTCAGCGCGTCGAATATTATTCCCAAGATAAATAGGCTTCGGACCAAACACATTTAATGTTCCATTTGTAAGAGGCACACGCCAAAAACTAATCCAATCAGGCTGATTTTCTAAAGGCTCTATTACTCCCATATGACTATCTGGGGCTAATGCTAAAACAATATATTTGGCCAAAATAAACTGACTATCAAATATTTGTTCTGGACTCATACGAGCAAACCATTCGTAATGAGTGCGTTTCAAAATCATCTTATCTGGAATCCATATACCATACATTTTACCGTAAAAATGCACATAATCTTCTCCCAATAGTGTCTCAACTGTTACTGTTTCATCATTTATTGTTTTAGTTCCCACATCTACACCAGAAATCAAACTCATTCGACCTTTAGTTATTTTATTGTTACACCATTTATCGAATTCGCCTAAAAATTTTGTCTGAGCCGTATAATCTTCCGATATTTTTTGCTCCATGAAATGTATTAATTCTTTCAATGTTTCGTTTTCTTTTTTTGCTCCCATAAATCCAATATTTGGATAAAATAATTTGTTAGTTGATGTTATATTTAAATCGTAATTTTCACAAACAAACATATTATCATCATTTGTTCCTTTGTTATATAATGTAATCAAATCTCTAAAGCAAAGAAATGAAATAGGCACATTCATACCTCCATAATTATAAATAAGTTTTGCTATTCCTAATTGTCTTACATAACATTTAATTGGTTCTGATAATACATTAATGTTAATAGACCAATTTGGAATAAGTTTTTCAAAGGTTCCATCATCAACCATTACTATTTTAAAAGATTTATCGCAATTTTTAATAATAGATTTTACTGTTAAATACAAGTAGGGTTGATTTAAATCAGTGCTACTTCGTGAACCAAAACTAGACCAGTTTCTTGAATTATATTCATATGGTATATGTATCCATATAATCGGTTTCTTACTTTTATCTAAAGTTTTGTCTTTTAACAAATATTGTTTTATTTGGTCGTAATCATCAAAACCATTAGTCCTAGACAATTTTTCTATATATTTTTGATACAATATACCTAATGATATGAGGAGAACCAACAGTATAATATAATTAGGAACTAACATATATTATTATATTATTTTATTATTTTTATTTTTTTTGTCTCATTTACTTTTCGGTCGGTATTATAAACCTGTTAATTGTTTTAGTTCTCCCCAAAAACTATTTTGCTTTTCTTTTGCCTTTTCTGATTCTTTTGCATATTTAAAGGCTAAAGCAGCAGACTCCTGATCTCGTTGTTTGTTCTCATATAATAATTTACGATTTGCTTCTTCTTTTGATAATGGAGTAACGTCAACCCTTTCTCTATGAGCCTTATATTCGCTGACATTATTAAATTTTTGCATATTGTTAAAATCATCTGTTGTGACTGGAATTAGTGTTTGCGTGTATGCTTCTTTTAAATCGGTATAGCCTCCACCACTATCGGACCCGTCAAGTAAAGAACCACCAAATATGGAAGAATATGAGTCGGTAATACCAGTATATTTAGTTATAGTTTGAATTTGTTTTTTCTTTTGTTCAAAAATATCATTCATATTTCCTTTTGTGACATTTTCATTCACATCAATAAAATCATCATTAGATTTAAGCCAATCTCCATAACCTTGTTGAATTGGATCTTCTAAACGATGCTTTTCAAATGCATCATTAAACCAAGAGTTGAAATTCTTTGGGTCTTTGAAACTCTTATTTTTTTCAAACAAATTATTTAGTATTTCTGCGTTGTTAGTTTTATCATCATTGAAATATTCTTTTTGCTCTTTTTTTTGGAATGATTTGTTTTGAAATTCATAAACAGAAAACAATCGTTTGTATGCATTCGAAAAGAACAAAAAATATTTACTATCTAATCGAGATTTGTCTGGATGCATTTTAAGAACCATTTGTTTCGCATTTTTCATTGATTCTTCATCTAAATTACCATCGTTTATATTAAATAAATGATACAAATCAGACAGTGAATAATTTTCTAAATCTAAATCTAGAGATCGTAATGTAGTGTTGTGGAAACTAACAGGGTTTGATAGCCGAGATGGTTTCATAAAAGGGTCTTTATTATAATTATTGTTTGATTCATGTATTTTAATACCAATTTTAGGACATGTGCTCATTTTATACTAACAATATAATTATTTTTGAATGCAAACTTAAATTATTATTTTATAAAACAACTTAAAGAACAATAATAGTCTATGTTTGTTAGTTTATAATGTCATTATCTTCAATTAAAAAATCTTCATTTATTTGCAAAATATCAAACACGCCAACAAGAAAACGGTTTCGATGTTGATCGGATAATTGACAATTTTTAGCAATATAATCTTTCTTATTTCGTATCGCATAATGATTCAATACAACATTTGATTTAGAATGAAGTTCTTCGGACCAAGTAAAATAATCTCCGTTGTCATATCTATAATCAGTTTCACCTGAATAATTTGTTAGTATTTTTCCATTAGTATACACCTTGTGCATCCACAATTGCTGACCATCATTTAACATTTCAGTTCTAAATATTGATTTTCCAAATCGATCACTAAACTGAATACTTCCATTAGTTTGGTGCATCAAATCTAAATTAATACGTTTATGTTTCATATTATACAAATTAAAATTTTCACTAATATTTCCATAATCATCTTTTGCTGGCAAAAAAATGTTCCAATATACATAATAACAACCTACATCTTGACCAAGTGTATCTATAAAAGATAATAATGTATATCCATTCTTTCCAAACATAAATTCATCTATGTCAACTAACAAGGCCCATTCGGTTTCAACTTTGATAATATCATAAAAGTTAGTCAATATATTTCTGTGATCACCACAATTTCCATATATATTCAGGTCACGATTATCATGTAGCAGTGTTAGTTTATCTCTAAAGATAGATTGATTGACATATTCTTGAATATTATCAGTGCTGTTATTTGATAGAATATAAAAATGTTCAACACCTTGCTTTAAATAATGTTCGATCCATCCTGTTAAATTTTCAGTTTCATTTTTAATTAATAAACATGCTGATAATTTATATTTATATTTATATTTATATTTTAAATCCATTAAATAGAGAAAATATATTAATCATTTATATCAAACGAAACATAAACGATATGTAATATTTTATTGCGACCTTATTTCTTCCAATATATAATAAATGTAGTCTACATCGTCTAAAAATGCATCTAAATCTAGTCATCGTAATTTAGTGTTGTGGAAACTATATAGTAAATACCTTATATTTCTAGAAAATGACATTTTAATAATTTTATATATATATATATATATGACAGGCAAAACAAAAAAATCTGTTTCGATGTTTGGTATAAATGATTGTCATAAACCAAAAAAAAATACTAAAAGAAACTATGAATACAGTATTCGTAAGATATACAAGAGACCTAAAACTTTAAAGAATTATTCTAAAAAAATATTTAAAAATATCATATTATTTCCACACGATTTAGGACAAACAAAACATGGGGTAGAAAAAGCACCTAAATTTTTAAAAAAATATATAAATAAAAAACATCATAAAATATACACTGTAAATGATACCAATGATTTTTTTACAAATATACACAATTTATATAATATAAATAAAAAATTAGTAGGTCATAAAGTAAATATAGGTGGAGATCATTCTATGTCAATAGCGACAATTGCTGATACAATGAATCGTTACCCTAATGCAAAAGTAATATATTTTGATGCACATGCGGACATAAATACTTATAATAGTTCTAAATCTAAACATTACCATGGTATGCCACTGAGTTTTGTAACAGGATTAGACAAGGATAGTAAGTTTACTTTTATAAAAAATAAATTAAAATTAGATAATTTATTATATATTGGTGGAAGATGCTGGGATATATTTGAACGTGATTTAATATACAAGCATAATATCAAACATATTGATCCTGAAGAATTAAACAATGATTTCGAAAACGCAATGAACAAAATACTTGCTTTTTCTGGAACATCTCCAATACATTTATCATTTGATGTTGATTGTATGGATAAAAGTTTAGTTCCTTCCACTGGCACTGCCGTTAAAGGAGGAATTAAGCAGGACATTGGTGAAAAAGTATTGAAACAAATTAAAAATCATACAAATGTTGTTAATGTTGATATTACTGAATTAAATATGGATTTAGGAACACATAAAGAAGCAGAGAAATCTTTAAAAAATACACATGATTTATTTAAACCATTTTTAATGTAACATATTATTTCTTGCACCTTTATTTCTTCCAATAGATAATAAATGTAGTCCACATCTTCTAAAAAATGCGTCTAAATCTCCCGGACTCGAACCAGTCACACTATCATCTGGAATGAAACTAACATTTCCGGTTTTAAAACATAATATTACTGGAATTCCATTAACCATTTTTTTGCTTTTAAAAAAAGAATATAAGTCAAATGATTGGTCAATATCTATTTCACAGCAAATCACATTATCAGGCGAAGATGCAAAAAATGCGTCTACAATTGGCTTAATTTTGGCACAAGGTTTGCACCAAGTAGCACCCATTTTAATAATAACTAATCCTGGATTTGATTCTAATAGACGCATGAATTGTTGTCTAGACTCAAAATAGGTGATTATAGTTTTTTCTGCTTTAACTTTTTCCATTTACTATTTTTAAATATTATTATTTGTCGCATAAACCGAATAATAATATTATTAAAAATTGAATCATAATTTTATACATATTAACATATTAGAATTAGTATTAACAATAATATGAATTATTTACCATTACCCCTTCATAACAAATCAAAATCAATCACTTTCATAAATTCTCCAAAATTATGGCTTCAAAACTTCCTTTCTTATTTAGAAACTAACAATAAACCATTATATAATACAATAATAACTTGTTGGATAGTTATTATGGCGGTTATATTGATTGTAATAATGATATTTATAGGATATTTTATAGGATATACTTGTTTTAATAAAGATAAAAATACACTACTTGACAACCCAGAATCAGAGGTTGAAGCCTATTTTGTTTTAACGATTTTAGGTATTAGTTTATGTTTCTTTATAATTGTTGTTTTGAATGCTTTGTGTTGGGTTACAATTTTCATAATTCAATTTAGTATACAAGCATACAATACTATTATAGAGTTGTTAAATTCTTTACGCGCCTATAATAATAGCAAAAATGGAGACGGAGATGGAGATGGAGATGTATAATTATATAAAGTATTAATTATTTACTTATCACTTATTTGTAATATAAAAATTGTTAATAAATTGTTCTATTTCATTTATGTCTATAGTATCTATATCTGTATCTATATGAGATTCCCAAAAATACTTACAATAAGCCCATATAAAATTATAGTTTGCTTTGTAAAAATGATCATATTTTTTTAACAATTCAAAACATAAATTATTAGGCAACAAATTTAAAGAAGATCGTGGAAGCACATAACATAATTGAACTATCTCGGAAACCGGATTTGAAGTTTGGTATGGCACAAATTCAGTATCAAATACAGGAATATGTCGAATCAAATCTTGTAACAAAGGTGGATAATGATATTTATAAGTCCATCTCCAATCAGGACACCCAGTAGTATAATATTTCATAGTCCATTCTAGTCCTTCTAAATAATTAATGGATGCATTTTGTTTTAATTCTTTGTCTTGATTATATTTAATTCCAAATAGTCCTTTGTAATATCTGGTTTGCCAGTTTGGTTTTAAAGGATTTATATAATGTTCCATTTCTCTGTTGTAAATAGGTGTTAATTCAAATTTTCTGAATTTTTCTTCAGGAGTCGAACATGGGACCAATTGTTTTTCTTTATTATTTCTACTTCGGTGCTCTTTAATAAAATATTCTTCTTCCAAATTAGCCAATTCTTGAACAACCTTTCTTACGTTTCCCCAATATATAGTCTTACCATCCGTTAAATTTACCTGTGAATTTCCAATGGTGGCTTTATATGCGTTTAACATTTTATCTACACCACCAGTCCGAATATTTACTGCGGGAAAATGAGGTAAAAAGTCATTTCCTAAGAAAAAACATAAGAAAATATAATCGTAAACTTTGTTTTTCTGTTGTTCTGTTGTTAGTTCTTCTCCATTATTCATGTAATATGTAAGTGCGTTTGTAAATTCTGGAATGTCAAGATAATAATTAGAATTAGGTTCTAATGAACTATCAATTGATTGTATAAAATGAGGAGTTTCTCTGAATAGATAAATATTTGGACAAACAGGTAAATGATTGATTGAAAGCATAATAAGATCGGCATCTAAACCATAAATAACAGTTATTTCAGTTGAATGTTTTTCTGAATTGGAACGAATATATTGAAATAATTTATGTTCACCTTCTCCAATATGGTTAGATCCCGATACAATAATATTTGCAACATTCAATTTATTGCAAATGTTAGTATTAAAATATTTTGTAATGGTTTGATTTAATTCACCCATAAATTTAGTTCCAGGGGTGATGGCTGCAGTGTTCCATGGATCATCTGTTTCTTTTTTATAAATATTCTGTGAAATTTGATTTTGATACCAAGATTTGTATCTACGAGATTTTTGCTGATGTAATTTTGCTACAGGAGCAACCCCATCAAATGCAATAAATACAGTCGAGGATGGCTGAATAATCGATATATATTCTTCAATTTTAGAAATAACCTGATTAATAATAAGTGAAGTAATAATACCAGTATGTTGATTAAAATCCATTTTGTGATAAACATCATAAATAATAGAATTGCAATCTAAATAGAGATTATTTACATTTATTGTGTCTTTAATATATTTTTTGATGATATTTGGGTGATTTTTGACAATGTAAGAAAAATAACTGGGTATACCCATTAATTAGTATTATATGATATATAATGTTTAATATGTTTTATATATATTAAAGTTATATACATTAAAGTTATATACATTAAAGTTATATACATTAAAGTTATATACATTAAAGTTATATACATTAAAGTTATATACATTAAAGTTATATACATTAAAGTTATATCATTTGTTAGTTATAATCAAAAAAGTAAATTATATTTAGTAAATATATACAGGTATGAACAATAAAACCAAAACTGATTGTTCAAAAAAATCCACATCAGAAATTGTAACATTGATTGAAAAAAAACTAATATTTTTTCAAGACGTGATCCAAAAAACTATTTTGCATGTCCAAAAAAATAAAAGGTTGGAAATAATAGGCGTCAGTGAAGTCAATAGTTGCATTAATGTGTTATTTGAACTAAGTAACAAAATAAAAGAGATAAATTTATTGAATAAAAACATAGATACAGACAATTTGATTAATATTTTGCAAAATATTAATAATGAATTGTCTATATTGTTCAAGACTGTTGGGACAGAATTGTTCGAAGATTTATTATGGATATGTTTTGGTAGTAATTCATCAACTACATATGCGAATTCAGATATAGATATTCAAAAATTTGAATTGTTGAAAAAATATTTTCATCCAACAAGTTACAAATTACTGCCTTTAAAAAAAACGGATTCAGATGACGAATATCACTTAAACGAAAAAACAAAAAATTTATTTGCTATAGATATAAGTATTAAAACTAAATCATTTTATTTGAGAGTTTTTGGAATTCAAATAGTAGTTCACAATCCTCAAAATAAGAAAAGTATTGTGATAAATGGCATAGTAGATGATATTATGATACAATTTTTAAATAACAAATTTATTCAACTAAAATATCAATCAATTAAAGATAATACACCGTTGTCAAAAGAATTTCAAAGTGAATCATTTAATAGATACATAGAATCCTTGAATTTGAAAGATCACTTAATTTTAGAACCTCACGAAATATATTCTCGATATGCTGGTTATTTAAGTAATTTGAATAATTTGAGGCAAAAAACAATTACACAAAATATAAAAGATTTTATAAATACAGATTTATTTCAAAAAAGAAATACTATTATGCAGTTATTAATAAAAATAGATACCCATGAAAATCAATACTTAGCATATTTGTTATATGATTTGATTTCAAATGATGGAAGTGATGGGGTCGATACATTAGATCAAACAAATTTATTTGACAGTTTTCCATGGTCAATTAAACAATTTTTTAAAGATGCTATGAAAAATACAATACAATATACAAATGATTTATCTAATTTTGATTTGCAAAAAATTCCGTTGGAGCAGCAAATTTGTTTATTAAAAGTGACAGAAAGTGTAAAAGAAAAGGCGATGCAAAAATTAAAAGAAATAAAATCAAAAACAGAAGATAGTGGATCTAAAGCGCGTCAATATTTGGATGGTTTATTAAAAATCCCATTTAGTGTATATAGAAGAGAACCAGCATTAAATTTAATGCAAGAAATTAAAACTAAATATACTAACATGTTGCAAATAAATAATATAACGGATGCGCCTATTAAAGAAAATTATACTAGTCTAGAAATATTATCCAGTGTGAGACAAATGAAAATGAAAAAAGAAAGTGATATTTTATTGTTGATTCAAAAAAAAATGACGGAATCAACAAGTAATGAATTAAAATGTATAATACAAAAAATAAATGCTATAATCAAAAAACATTCATTACCTCATTTAAAGATCAAAATAAGTAAAAATATGAATGAAAAAATTAAAGATATTTTAACGTTTATTCAAAATCAACAAGAAACACCTTTATTGGATGAATTATTATATGATGTATTTGCAATAAAAAATCCTAATATAAGCAAAGAATTGATTGAAATAGAAGAAAAATACAATGAAATAAATAAATATATGACCAATGTAAAACATGTTTTAGACCAGTCAATTCATGGGCATGATAAAGCAAAAACCCAAATAGAAAGAATTATAGGACAATGGATAAATGGTAAACAAGACGGTTATTGTTTCGGTTTTGAAGGGCCAGCAGGTGTAGGTAAAACAACATTGGCTAAAAAAGGTTTAGCGGATTGTTTAAAAGATGAAAATGGTGTATCTAGACCATTTGCAATGATACAAATGGGAGGAGATTCAAATGGCTCAAGTTTACATGGTCACAACTATACATATGTAGGTTCTACCTGGGGATCAATAGTTCAGATATTAATGGACAAAAAATGTATGAATCCAATAATATTTATAGATGAGATAGATAAGATTTCTAAAACAGAACATGGAAAAGAAATAATAGGAATACTAACTCATTTGTTGGATCCTGCTCAAAACGATTGTTTTCAAGATAAATATTTTTCCGGAATAGATTTAGATTTATCCAAAGCACTTTTTATATTATCATATAACGACGTGGATGCGTTGGATAGAATTATGTTAGATAGAATTCATCGTGTAAAATTTAAAAATCTGTCTTTGGATGAAAAAGTAATAATTTCAAATACTCATATGTTACCTGATATATATGAAAAAATGGGATTGCAAAATATGATATATTTTTCAGACGAAATATTAAAATTTGTAATAGAAGAATATACCTCAGAACCAGGAGTGCGAAAACTAAAAGAAATATTGTTTGAAATTGTAGGAGAGATCAATTTAGATATTTTGAAAAACGTTGATAATAATTACACTATTCCAATTAATATAACAATTGAAGATATAAAGAGCAAATATTTTAAAAACAAACCGGAAATAAAACATACAAAAATTCATAAAGAGAATAAAGTTGGAATAATAAATGGTTTATGGGCAAATGCATATGGAAAGGGAGGTGTGATACAGATCCAAACTAACTGGAGACCCAGTGAACAATTTTTGTTTTTACATTTAACAGGAATGCAAGGGGATGTAATGAAAGAATCAATGAGTGTTGCACTAACATTAGCATGGCACCTCACAAGTGAAGAAAGAAGACATATAATAACGAAAGAACACCGTCATTTGTTAAATGGAATTCATATACATTGTCCAGAAGGTTCGGTTCCGAAGGATGGTCCAAGTGCAGGAACGGCAATTACTACTGCTTTATACAGTTTATTAAATGAAAAGAAAATTAAGAACAATATAGCAATTACGGGAGAAATAAGTTTAGACGGAAAAGTTACTGAAATAGGCGGGTTGGATTTAAAGTTTTTAGGAGGAATTAAAGCGGGAGTGACTGAATTTTTGTATCCAAAGGAGAATATGAAAGATTACAATAGTTTTATGGATAAATATAAGGACAATGAACTAACAAATGGTATACAGTTTTATCCAGTTGAAACAATTGAAGACGTTTTTAAATTGGTTTTTGAATAAATTGTAATATACGATATACTATAATTGTAATATGTAATATGTAATATATAATATATAATATATAATATATGATATTTGTAATGTATAAAATAAAATATTAAATTATTATATGTCAAAACCAATAGAACCCCAAAATGATTTGCTGAAAAAATCATTAAATGCATTTAATTTATTGTCGTTTTATTCTCCCATTGTAATTTGTGTTGGTGTGATTATGTTTTCAATGTTTACAGCAACTTATAATAAAGCAGGCATATACTTATGTTTAGTATTTTTTGTTTCATGCATTCGAAGAGCATTTTACAAGCCAAGTTTGGAATATGTGATGCCGGAAATATGTTTAACTGGATTAGAAGATATGATGTTGCCAAGAGATGTTACATATAGCATATTTATATTAACATTCACGATGGTTTATTTTGTTATTCCAATGATATTAGTTTCAACCCAAACTAAAACAAATATGATCAATTATGGAATAATATTCTTTTTTATTGCATATATTATATTAGATATCTATGTAAAATATAACTTAAAATGTATATCAAGCACATATTTAATATTAACCAACTTTATAGCAGCATTGTTTGTAGGAGGACTTATTGTATTACTCATGTATGGTTCTAAAATGAAAACATATTTATACATAAATGAAGCAAATTCAAATAAAGAAGTTTGTTCAATGCCAACCAAACAACAATTTAAATGTAATGTGTATAAAAATGGAGAATTAGTGGGAAATTTATAAAAATATGATTTGATTATTAATTGCAAATTATATTTTTTTTGGAGGTTCAAAATGTTTAATATTACTTATTATCCAACTTCTTAATGAAGACATCATCAGACTTCTGTGGAAAGACTCATTAATTAATTGCAAATTTCCACGCGTATTAAATGTTTTAGAGAATGCATTATAAGTTTCAATAACATTTTTAGTATCATAATAATTTAAATTATCGTATCGAAATGGAGGTGTTTTTCTTCTTTTGTTGACAGAATTATGAAACACATATAACAAATTAATCAAATCTATTTTATTTTTAATATTGGATATTTTAACTTTTGCCCAAAATTCTTTAGAGTGTTGAGCACATTCTGGGCATGGTAAATTACTACATATGCTCATAATCACTCTAATCAAATTTGTTCCAATAATAGGAAAACTCTCTTCTTTGATTTTAGCCGCTAGAGTATGAATAAATAACCATGTATTAGGACCCCAATAACTTGGTGACATTGTCTTTAATATAACAATAATAAAATAAATTAAAGATAATTACTAAAATATATAGAAAAATGTTAAATCCAAAATATGCTATTGAAGGAAATATCAATTTTCATGACGAATTGAAAAAACTCCTAAATGATGATGATGACGAAAATAATGAAAATATATGTCAAATCACGGGGTATCCTTTATCAGATAAATTTGTAACTCTTGAATGTAAACATAAGTTTAACTATGATGCCATATATAAAGAATTAGTAAACCAACGTTATAAATACAAAAACTACAATTTGAATTCGATTTCTCTATCAGATAGAAAAAAATTTATCGATTCAGGCGCAAATTTTTTTATAAGATGTCCTTATTGTAGAAATATTCAATTTACAATTTTACCATATTATGAAGAACTAGGTTTAAATAAGGAATATGGTTTAAATAGTTTAGACAATGGTTTACGCAACCCATTGATTATGCCAGGATTTAATATAAATCCTAACGTATACACAGTGCATAAAGGTCTTGTATTTAAGAATATAGGTAAATTTTGCGATAATGTTGATACATTTGGAGATTTATGTGTAAATAGTTATGTTTGTAACTTACCCAATACAACATTATATTATTGTTATCACCATTATAGATCCGGATGTAAAAAATATAACATGGACCAATCTATTTTAAAAAAGAATTTGAAATTAACTTTGAAAAAAGAAAAAGAAGATATTTTGAATGAAAATAAGAAACAATTGGAAGAAATTAATAATGAAAGAATAAAAAAGGGATTGAATCCATTGAAACGACTACCAAAAAAGAAGGATATACAAAAAGAAGATAATATACAAAAAGAAGAAATTTTGTGTTGCTCTGCAATATTGAAGTCTGGAATAAATAAAGGGAATAAATGTGGATCAACTAAAATAGAAAAAGATGGATTATGTAAAAGACATGCAGCAAAAGAATAATTAAAAATTAAATATATAAATAAATACTTAAAATGAACTTAAGTATTTATTATAAATATGGAAGTAATTGAGGATAAAACGAAAGATTACAATAAAATAACAGATGATAAAACAATAGAAGAAACAAAGCCGAAGATAAATATAAAAGATGAATTGATAATGAATATAAAAGAATGGATAAAGAATGACACAGAAATTAGTAAGTTGAAAGCAGAAGTTAAGGAGAGAACTGTCAAACAAAAAGACTTGACAAATGTGTTAGTTAATGTTATGAAAAATAATTCAATAGATTGTTTTGATATTAATGGAGGATCATTGATATATAAAAAAAGTAAAAAAAGGAAAACAATTAGCGGTAAATTTTTGTTGGCTCAATTGGAGGATTATTATAAAGACAAACCAGAAGTGGCAAAAGAAATTACAAATAAAGTTTTAGAAAATAGAGAGGAAGTTGTGAAAGAAGTGATTAAACGTAAAATAAATAAATAAATAAATTATAATAAACAGAATTCAGATAAATATGTATAGCATGGATTATACATATTTATTGGAAGAAAATGTGAGATACATAGATGATACAACAGATATTCATGTATTATATTTGTTATGTTACAATGTAAATATGAATTGTAAATATCCATTTTTGCAATTTTTGATGGATAAAAATTTGGAAGAACTAACATTGCCTTACATAATTATAAATAATACCGATTGTGATATTTTGTCAGAAACAACAGAAATAGTAAAGAAACGAATGTTTATTATGAATTTAAATAAAGGTTTTAATAAAGGTGTAATAGAATATAAAGGTGTAATAGAATATGGAGGCAAATATTACGCATTAATAAATATTAATAATTATAATGTGTCTGGACTGAATTTACAAAGACATAGTCCATATTGGTTTGTGTTACCGAGTGAAATAATAGGTATTAAAAAAGTATGCAATGTGCCTATAAATGAATCAGTTGTTAGTTTGTTTATCAATAATCCTCAAATAAGTCTATTAACAAATCCAAAAACACATGGGGTTTATATAATACCAGATACAGTTTATTCTATAGGTTCTATAAAAACAATAGAATACAATAGTATTTTTGGGAATCAAAAAACGAAACCATATGATGGGTGTGATGAATATTATTTTTTCTATAGATCCTTTAAAGATGTATTAACTAACATTGATACAAATGTAAATGATACAAATGTAAATGATACAAATGTAAATGATACAAATGTAAATGATA